CTTCTGCCTGCATATGCTCCGGAAGCATACTGAATAGTTTTTTCGTATGCTCTACTCGGTCCGTAAGAACCAACACGTTCCTGTCGGGTTCGGTATATACATCTTCTAGCAATTCGGTAATCAGTTTGTTACGAGCTTCAAACTCCACCAGTTTATTAATCATAGAAACTGTAGCCATAACACCGGCTTTGTTGTAGACAATTTCGTTGAACGACTCGTCATCTGTTTCAAACTCGATATACTCAACTTTTACTCCAGCATCAATCTTGTCGTTTGTATTTGACTGATACAGAATGGGTCCCAGAAACCAGTTGATAACGTGCATGAGCTTATCTTTACGCTCGGGGGTAGCAGACAAACCCAGCATGTACTTGGAAGTCAATTTAGGGATGGTTTGGCTGAACGATTCGCTCGCAATATGGTGACATTCGTCTACGATAACCAGCCCAATCTTCTCAAACGTTTTCGGTGGCAAATCTTTCATCGAAATTGTTTGAAGCATACCGACTATCACATCTTTGTCGTCAATGTCTATTGTCTCGCCCTGAACGGTGCCGATGCGGGCATTTGGCAGAAACGACTGGATTCGTTCAATCCATTGGTCTCTTAGAAATGTGGAGTGAACCAGAACAATCGTCGGAAGACGGAGTTGTGAGGCAATATACAAGGCACAGACGGTTTTACCTCCACCGGTTTGAAGGGAGATAATTCCATCATGCGGTTGGGGTTTGAGGAAAGAATCAACAACGACTTGTTGGGTGGGACGTATTGCACCACTGAATTCCCAGTAGTTTGCGTCAGTTTCCGCGACATCCCGCATCGTTTCACGGTAGGGACCGTATTCTTGAATACCGTAGTGCTTGGGTACATATATGTACTTTTCCGATTCTTTATAAACCGGATACCTTGCTACAAATCGGGGGTCTACGAATACTTTCGGAATATACGGACGAACCGTCAGGCAACCTTTGAGATGAATCAAGTTTTGGACTTCTGTTTTGGGGATTCTGTATCCGTGAAGAGTCAACATACCAGTAAGACATATTTTCGTTTGAAACGGAATTTCGTTTTCAAACAAAAAGCTATATATGGAGCCTATTGGAATTGTGCTAGTCATTGTTGCGGCTATTATGTTTGGATATATCATTATCAACTGGTTTTCGAGAGTAGCTAGGTATTAAAATTCAACAGGGTCAGTAGATAGTAAATTAGTCGACGACCGCGAATCGGTCAACGAAGAACTACAGCATTTTTCCATTACTTCCATCAACATTCCTTCAAGTTTGCCAATCTCGTTCTCATTGAGTATCGCGCGCTTTACGACGGGAACGGTCAGGGACAGATTATACTTACCGTCTTCTTTCTCTACACGAAACGTGTATCCGTGATTGGTAATTTCCATGCTTCCGGTTCCCTTCAATTTAACAAGTTGCTCTTCAATATCGTGTCTTTGAACAGTAGTGTTATCAAAGGTCAATTTGAGTTGTTTGCCTTTTTCAAACTTCACGTTAGTGTATAACTTGCCGTTCTTTTCAGTTATCATTTGCTTAGTATAATATCAACGTATGGGTGTAAGCGGAGTGCCTCCTGAAAGAATCTGCTGTCTTTCATAGTTGAAAACATACGCTCACATTTGGCTAATACGAAAAAGTCAACAAGTGAATCTACATTCATGTCATCTTTTGTTACTTGTAAGTGTTCCTTTGATATGTGATGGTTCCCTTCAACACTGTTGTACTTTACAGAGTGTTCGCTAACGATATACGACTGAGGATAATATCGTTTCCAAATTTCAAGCTGCTCCCTATCGTCAGAAACTGCCACTATATTATTCTGGTTCATACCACCCATACTAGTGAATCCAAGCACAATAGATTGTATGCTGTTTAGACGGCGCAACAACCTTTTCGCACGGTCTGTTCCGCGAATATGTACGCCCCAAGATTTTGATAGTTGTTTCTGTGATTCATGGTACTTAATTTTATTCAAGATACGAGTATCTACAACACGAAATACATTGGCAAAAAAGGATGAGTCAACGTAGAGTGTTCGGTATCCAATCGACGAAAATACAACCACGTCTGCGTTATAGGAGTCTTTCAGTACTCCCAAATCAAGTTTATCTTCTTTGTGTTTCAGCAAGAAATCGTGTGTGAGATGTTCGTGTAGATTACCTTTCCAGTAAGGAGGATGGTATGTCGCATGACTTGGAATTTCATCCAAAGAATTCAAAACTGGCATATTAACCAGCTTAAAGTATGTATAAAAGTCAGTAGAACCATGACTCCACATAGGGTCCCGCCAGTCAACGTAAATTTGTAGATTGTAATGTAATGCATAAGCAACTGCCATCTTTAAACTTTCAAGTCGGTCTCCAAATCCCAGGCATCCCTTCACTATTAGGTACTTCATTATCTATTGACGTTGAAAACGGATTTAAGTTTTGTACGATATTCACAGTACCCCCCAAGATGGACTCTTATACCGAAGATGAAAAGTACCAGAACTTTCAGTTACTATTGTCTACTATCGATTACATTCAAAGCAGAAAGCGTATTACCGAGGACTGGATGGAAGAACACAAACGAAACATTCTCACGTACCGAGAGTACTTTGGAGATTTCAACAGAGTAAACATAGACTGTAAGGACCGCAAGTTCCGGAAGCTAGCCGAAGACACCGAAATGCTACTCAATCATCTTGTTTGGGAAATAAAAGAAACGGGGTATTTTACGGTAGAAATGTATTTGAAGCTAATTACCGGATTTAAGCAGATGACTGAGATTATGGTAGCAGGCGACAATTTGTGCGATATGTTCAGCAACATGAATGTCTAAACAATAAAATTTTTAATTTGTATTTGATAATGTATTCACCCTTCAAATACTTCAGGGGTCTGTCTTCGCGTAAGAAAACGCAAAGAAAGAAGGAGATAAAGCAACGTTCGGCTATTTCATGGAAGTCTGCTAAAGCATATAAACCGTTCAAAACCGACAAGGGAGTCAAGACTCGTCGCTCGTCCCATACGGCTAAATGGAAGAAGATGTTTCCCAAAGTTAGTAGCCTAAACGGTGCGTCAAATGTGACTGGTGTTCCCTTGTCGGCCATACGCAAATCATACAATCGCGGTATGGCTGCTTGGAGAACCGGACACCGACCCGGGGCGACGCAGCAGCAATGGGGGTATGCGAGGGTATACAGTATGTTAACTTGTGGAAAAACACATTACACCACGGACTCCGATTTAGTACGAGATGCTAAAAAGACAAAGAGAGGAAAAGCATGGTTTAAAAAGACTTGTGGTAAATACAATAAATGATGAATCACGCGTTTGACTATAATGGACACGTGGTATCACAATCTAAACCACAAAAGGTTCTTCGGAAGGCTGTAAAACGGCTACAAATAGATTCATCGGACCGCGATGTGAACAAGTATTATACTAACGGAGATTTTACCATTTATCTCCCACGAACCTATGAACGCGTGACTGCTATACGTCTAATCGCCGCCGAGTTCCCGCCTCTAGCGATTAGCTCGGGAATTTCTACTGCGGGGGCTCTAAAACATTCTTATACAAATGGACAGAATATCCGAACATCGTCGTTTTCTCCGGACAGAGGTCTTGGTGAGTATTATTACTATTTTATGATTGATCTAGAAGGTCTGAATGGCATAGATGAAACGACCGTCGGTTCAAAGGCGTCTACTTTCTCGGACGGTTCATTCGCACATATTCCGGTTATAAATGAAGTTCAGGCAAACGGTACATCATACATAACATATAACAATAAATCAGCACCTGATAATGAAGTTAAACTAACACCTCCCTGTACGATTGACCGTCTCCGTATTCGTACACGGACCCACGACCAGCAGGGTGGTACGGGATTTCTATATTGGACACGCGACGGAGCTTTTGCTAACGGACAGCAGCCATCAAATAATATTGACCTAGCGACGTCGAATGTTGACATTAATTACAGTCTTCTGCTTGAAATTGAGTATTTGGAGAACGGGTTTGATGAATTTTCTAGTTTCGAAACCCGTGTGGGCAATCGACAGTAAAAAATTTATTTTTTGGGTTACACATCACTAACTCTACGCCAGACTCTTAAGCTTATCAGAGATAGCCTGAATGCGAGAGATAATAGCATCTAGTTCAGTCTGAATTTTAGCGAATTCCGCGTTCTTTACATTAAACTGGAAACCTGGCTCAAGATGCTTGATTAGAGTCTCAAGTGATACAAACGCCCTCTGCTTATATCCAGCTGCTACGTTATGAACAAAGTTCACACCGTAAACGATATCGTCTAGGGTCTTACCGTTATCTACTGCCCAGTCATTCAGTGTATCGTACTCCTGATGAGTAATATAGTCAAAGTACTTACCCTTGTAGGGAATCATATGACGAATAGTATCTGTCTTCAGCTTGTTAAACTCCTCCCAATTGGGGGAATCTGCGACGTCCATCTCGCTCCTGAAGAAGAAGTAAGGCTTCTGCCAGTTAGTTGTATTGTCTCCAGTATACTGATTAATCTCATCAGCAGTCATGATAACCGAGCTATTTGCTGCCTTGTTGTGAATGATGGAATCCATTGTGGGGGTAAAATATACAGTTTTATTGGCTTAAATCCGTTTTCGGACTATTTCATCCGTTTGCCAAGCGTCACGAAGGTGTCCATGGCAAACAGAAAGAACACACCGGTTGCGATGTACAATAATATATCCTGAGTGGATGCGGATTTGTTATGTTCAATTAGCTGTAGAATACGATTGAGTTTATCATCGTTTGGTGGGGCTTGGAAGGAAGGAGGAGCATACGGGTATTCTGTATTTCCGAATGACTCCCGAACTCGCGAACGCTCGGGGCGATAGTTCCTCCCCGCTTCTTCGTCGGTTTGGACGATGGGCAATGTTTTACTCAAATCATCTATTGACTTTTTATGAGTAAAAACAGCAGCCTGTGTGCGTTCCTGAGGGGTAGCATATACGCGACCTTCCTTGGCGGCGTCCCGTTTTGGTTCTGCGGGACCTTTAGTCATTGGCTGTCTGGATGGGAATGGTGCCCCCCATACTTCCTCTATACTTGCCATTACTCAAATCATCATATAAAAATATTAGAGTTGTTCTTAACAAATAGGATGAATATCAGTCAGCGAGACGTTATAGCGAGCGCTGTTTTAATCCTGTACATAGTATTCTTTGGTACGTCACCACCGGCATTTGTACAGTCGGTACTATCCAATCCCATAGGTGCTGCGGCATCCTTTGGTCTTGCGATTTACGTAACGCTTTACTATAGCAAACCTGTCGGTGGTCTACTCATTGTTGCTCTTTTAGCTGGTCTTTCTCGTTCGGGCTCTCGTGAGAATTTTGATGTTTACACCGGGACCTTTAATGAGACCGGTTACTTGAACGCCAATCCGGACGTGAAGACGAACGTTCAAAGTGGGCGGGGCTTTGCGTCAGGGAAGGCCCATTGGGACTCACATGGTAAACGGGAGAATCGTCAGGGTTCCGGTCTAACAAAGGTTACCCTTGCGGAAGGAAAGAGCTACAAGTGCTCGGAAGGAGGTGCCACAATCTACCTGTTCCGGAACGGTTTTCTGCGTGCTTACCCAAACCCCGAGATAGCCGCCAGCTGGGACCCTAATTGGGGTAGTGCCGCCGCTATTCCTTGTGCGACTGTTCCCAAGGGACCTGCTATTCCGATGAAGCCCGGTGCTGGCGGAGCAGCTGGCGGCGCGCGAACCTATCAGACACTAGCGAATACCGATTACACGAATCAGGGTGATATTAAGGTAGTTACCGGTGACGTTTCAGTTTGCAAAACCGAGTGTGATTCTACCGCTAACTGTAAGGGATTCGTACAGACCGGTACCACTTGCTATCTCAAGAACGCCAGCGTCAGTACTCCTAGATATGTTCAGGGGTTAACATACCATTACACGGGACCTGCGCCATCTGCTGCCGCCTCAGCTCCCGCGGCCGCGGCTGCCCCCAAGCCCAAGCCGGTCATGGCGTGTAACATTGAAAACTTTGCTGCGTTTTAAGTAATGGAAGAGTTGATGAAATCGCTAAACACCAATATGTTTTTTATTGGTATCATGATGTTAGTACTGAATATTGGTAGTCGGTATATAGTTCACGAATTTAGCGACGACGACGAAGAATACAAACAGAATATAATCCTGCGTCGGGTTGCGATATTCGCTGCGTGTTTTGTCGGAACGCGTGATTTGTTCGTGTCTTTGGTACTAACGGCAGTATTCGTGGTAATTTCAACCGGTATGTACCACACAAAATCTGTGTACGCTCGGGAAGGTATGAGTAATGAAGAATTACTTGTCCGAGGTACCGCCGTCGCTGTCGCAGGATTTGATTGATATATAATAAATGGCGGTGCCTGAAATTTTAGCCGGTGTATTGCTGGTTGCTGTTGTTGTTAAATTCAAACGAAAGACGCCTATCTACTACGTTCTGATTATTTTGGGAGCTTACGGAGTATTCAAATATCTTAATCGGTTTGAGCACTTGACCGGCGAAGCAAGAACCAAGCGTCTTGCTGAAATTGAGAAGGATATTACCTACCTGAAATCTGTAGGAATTACTGAATCATCTTCCAACGAAACGATGAAGAAATTGCTGGCCGAACGCAACACTTTGAATCCTCCGGCTGCTCTTTCTAGCGAACAACAGAAAGCCAAGCGCCTGGCTGAAATCGAGAAAGACATCACCTACCTGAAATCGGTTGGGTTAACCGAAACCTCCAATAATGAAACGATGAAGAAACTTGTGGCAGAACGTAATAGCTTAAATGCGCCTGCTGCTGCCGCCGCTGCTCCGGTTGCTGTGTCTGCTCCCACTCCTGCTCCCGCTAAAGTACCCGAAAAGCCAATTCCATGGTCTCTGTGTAGCATTGAAAAGCGTGGAGTTCTCTAATTAGAGACGGAAACTCACCGTACTCTTAGGGGTACCTGATCGCTTGGGGGTCGTTGAAATCTTCACCTTCTTGGACTCGGTAGATTCCGACTTAACCTGCTCGAGAAGTTTTGAAATGTCAACTTCAGGAGCCTTCATTTCACGAACCGCCGGTGGCTGGGGATTGGGTCGGGGAATCTTCACGGGACTCTTGACAGTCATCGGAACCCGTCCCGGATTTTGGGTAGCCTGTGGTGGCGGTGGGGGAACCATAGAGCTCATGAAGTTCTGTAGACCAGCTAGGGGATTTGCGCTCATCGGTGGCGGAGGTGGAGCGGGAGGTTGGCTTCGCATAGTCTGGGTCTGCTGCTGCATAGCTGCCTGAGCTAACTGCCGGGCAATATCAGGATTAGTTCGCAGAACATCATCAATATTTGGGATAGGCGCCTTGCGAGCCATCTGGTTAGTCAGGTGTACCATATAGACCATCATACAGGTACGAATTGGAATACGAACGAGAGGGTGCATCTTCATCTTCTCTCCGTATAAGTCGTAAAGTTCCTCAAAATCCTCTTCCATATCGCCAACATTCATCTGGGCAGACTCCGAAAGTCCATCCAGCTGTAGTCCAAACGCCTTCATAATCGCCACGTTCTTGGAGGACCATTCCAGCGCCGACATGCCAGTAATGAACCAATCGCAAAACTGCTTGATGGTCTGGTCCATCTGTTTTTCGCGGCGCATGAATTCCAGCTCCATCTTCATCTCATCTAGTGGCGAGTCAAGGGTAAAACGCTTACGCATGGGAACCCCCAGTTTCTGTAGGCGCTCAAACTTACGAAGAAGCTCATACTTCTCCTTCATGGAGTGCTCTTCGGACATACGACGAGATGCAGCGGGGATAAACTGTTCTGCGTTCATGTTCTGGAAGCCATCACTCGTCTGTGCTGGGCCTGCGTTGTTAACCGATGGGAATAGCTTAGGGGCGGGTGGGGGCTCTTCTGTATTAAAAGAGGGAAGTTCAATAGAATCGAGATCGGCCATTTTTAGGTCGGGCGCTCCCGTTATGTTCGGGTTTGACAGAAGTTCGGCTCCAAATAAGGCATCAGCCATTTGTTAGTTCTAGATGGTTCAGTTATGAAAACTGTAACGCATTAATGTTCCAATACCCACAAACCCTGTAGATAACAGTCTGCCAAGTCGTCTTTCTTGGGGTGCTTCATCATAAAGGTATTCCATGTTTTGTCAGTCACAAGTTCTTGGGCGTGGATAATCCCGGTATTCTTTCGTCCCTTGTAGGTCTTGGTGGAATCCTGTAGGGTAATAATGTTAGTCAACTTGTGCGTTGCACTTACCCCCTTACAGCGGTACCCTTGGCATACAAACCACATGTGAAGCATAGCCTGTACACACAACATACGTTTGTCGGGTTGCTGTTCAAAAATCACAAGGTCTGCGTTTTCCCATGTAGAGCGTCTGGCTTCTAATGCTCCTGCTATAGGCCCCGCTAGGTCAACGACGCTCACTTGTTTAGTTGATTTAATACACCGTGTCCACGTGTTGGTTTTGTAGTAATCATAGAGTGAATCCACTAGTTGCTTTTTGGTGGTACATTTCAGCCCAAATGATGTGGCGTCTTTTTGTAGCAATTCGGTCGTCTTTTCATTCAGGGATTTTTTGGTGGGAACCTTTCCAGATAAAGTGGTATGCGGTTTGCAAGCGTATTTACCATTCTGTACCCAATTTGCTGATTTTTTACATTTGTGGCATTTTGGATTATCCAGACCGACCGATTCAGCCATAACATCAATCACCTCCCAGTGTAATATTTTTACATTAGAACGTGAAGTTCCTTCCATCACACAAACCGCCAAATTTCGCAACCCAACATCAAATGATACCAGCTTCATTACTTTACTCTGCGTGAATTATGAAGACCAAAATGGATTTTGACAAATATACGTATATATGATAGCAGAATGTTCAATTTCCCGCTGGACCCGTTTCAGACAGAAGCAATCTCTGCGATCCAGAAAGATGAAAACGTGCTTGTAACTGCCAAAACTGGTTCGGGTAAGACACTCGTTGGCGAATATCAAATTTGGCGTTCTTTGAATAAAGGTAAACGGGTATTTTACACGACGCCCATCAAGTCTCTTTCAAACCAGAAGTTTCATGACTTAAAAAAGATTTACGAAAAGGATTCACGAGGAGTAACGGTTGGTATTATGACGGGCGATATCAAGTTCTGCCCCCAAGCAGATATTGTTATCATGACTACCGAGATCCTGCGTAATTTGCTGTACAAACAGGGAACTGCTACTGAGCATATCGGGGTTACAGCCGAACTATCTCTGCAAAATTTGGACGCAGTAGTGTTTGACGAGGTTCATTATATCAACGACCCGGGACGTGGTAGTGTTTGGGAAGAATGTTTGGTTCTGCTGCCTTCGGAAGTTAATTTGGTTCTATTATCTGCCACGCTTGATTCCCCGGAGCAATTCGTAGACTGGCTGTCTACCACCAAGAAAAAACGTTGCCATCTTATTTCCACTGAGCATCGTGTAGTGCCTCTTGTTCACATGACGGAAGACGGCGAAGTAATCATGGACGCAAAGGATAATTTTAAGTTCGAAACTTATAAGGCATGGATTCGCAAGTACTACACCCAGCAAGATGAATTAAGAAAGCATAAGGAAAGAGTCAAGGTTCGCGAGGAAGGACAGGTTATCGAGAAAAGCATTCGAGTCGGAAGCTTTCTTGACCGAATGAATAAGTTGATTTTGAAGGTAGACAAACCCGCTCTGTTCTTCGTATTTTCTCGCAAACTTTGCGAAGAGTATGCGACAAAGGTATCTTCCGACTTGCTGACTTCTTCCGAAACGGCAGACGTCAAGCACATCGTAAAGTTTCATCTTCATAAATACACTGAACTTCAAAAAATTGAAGGGTTTCACAAACTCAACTCCCTGCTAGAAAAGGGTATCGCCTTCCATCATTCGGGTATGCTCCCAATCTTGAAAGAGATTGTAGAAATTCTCTTTGATAAAGGGTTCATTAAGGTACTATTTGCTACTGAAACGTTCGCTGTCGGAATCAACATGCCTACAAAAACTGTAGTATTCACATCATACCGTAAGTTTGACGACAGTATCCGGATGCTTCGAACGTCAGAGTATATTCAAATGGCAGGCCGAGCTGGTCGCCGAGGCAAAGATGATAAGGGTATCGTTATATATCTACCCAATCGGGAACCGGAGGATCCGCAGTGTGTGAAGGATATGATGAGTGGGAAACGAGCAACCGTAACTTCCCAAATGAAGTTTGACTATTCATTTATCCTGTCAACCATTGGTTCGGGCAAATCTGTACAGGGTGATACCTACTGGGTCAACCAGAATATCGCAGAATTAAAAGAGTTACACAAGAAACAAGCGGACATTGAGAAGCAAGTATCGGCATTTGATGAAACTTTGATGTCTCATTGTCAACTCCGGAGCGAAATTCAACATAATTTCAAACTATCAACGAATGCCGAAAAGCGAAAGTTTCAACAGGAACTTTCCAAATGGGACAATTCTCACATGGGACCCAAATGGGAAAAAGCAAAGAAGGAATTTGTTCAATTTGAAAGTTTGAAGTACAGACTTACGGAAATAGACGTTGATGTGCGCAATCTACAATCTTACTTGGAAGACATTGAAATTCGCAAATCGTTCCTGTTCAAGAACCGGTATATCGATGGCGACCAACTTACCCCCAAGGGCCTGATTGCCTCTGAAATTCACGAAGGACACCCACTGCTTATGACGGAACTGTATGTAAACAAATGGATTCACCACGAAACAGTCGGTGGCATCGTAAAAACACTATCCTGCTTCTTGGAGCAGCCAACAACTGACGAAATCATTCCTCCGACAGAACACATTGATAAGCTGCGCAAACATGGAGTGCTGTTGATGAAAAGCGAACTATTACAATCAAATTGGGATGTAACCGATTACTGGCACGATGTTGTTGGGGACTGGCTGGAAGGGAATGACTTTGTATGTGAAAAATATGGTATTGAACATGGTAACTTCGTTCGTGCGATTTTGAAGTTGGCTAACGTTGTGCGTGAATGGGTAAGTATCGCAACTATTCAGCAGGATACTGAAATGATTGAAAAAATGATTGGAGTAGAACAGAAACTTGTGCGTGGATTTGTTATCCCAGATTCGTTGTATCTTCGAATTTGAACACCATGCGCCGCTTCCAAGTAGATTGATTCATATCCAGAGAGAACTGCAGTTTGCCGTGTGTACCCGGTAGGCTGTTATTTTTACATGTAACAATCCGCTTCCATTCGGGAACCCAAACGCGATGGTCATTCAATGATACTCCATTCACTTGCCGTTTACCACTTCGGAGCTGTCGGATAAAGAACGCATCCCTCGCATACTGTTTTAGTTCCCGTGAACGTTCATTCAGCATATCAAGGTCAACATGCGGCGGAGTTTCACCTTTTAGTACATACTGGTTAATCACATCAGCAAATCTGCGAATCGGCGACGTTGCGTGGCAATAAACGTCTGTATTCAATCCCCAGTGCTTTTCGTTGGAACTTGTTGGGACATATTTAGCTGATTTGAAAGCCAGAAATTGTCCGTCAACTCCAAGTGATTTATACGCCTCTAACTTTTCTACATCCGGAGCAGAATGTACCCGCAAGATACCTTGACCTTTTTGTTTCAGGACCCTTGCTGCTTCCGTATTATAGAATATCATAAGTTGAGCGACCCAATCGTGCGAGTCGGAACTTTCGCAACCCAGTATTTTTGCGACACGCTGTATTGTATTCGCATGTTCCGACTTGTACACGGAATCATACGTATACGAAATATTGTTTGTAATTCGTGTCTTGATAAACTGAACATCCTCCACTTGTGATTCGGTTATCTTGAATCGCAAAGATACACCCATACGCTCAACGCCCGGAAATAACGAACAGTCTTGTTCAAATGGAATCATAGACTGAATAATGTTCCCGTCGATTGTATATTGTGTTTGTCCAATCACTTGTGCCTTTCGCAGCGATTCAGGGTTCTCTTTCATCCATTCGGATACATCTGCGATTGTGATATAGAAGTATCCGTCGTCGCCAATTGTGAAGACGTCATCAATATCACGACAACCATCAGGATCAATGTTGAATGAAATGCCTGTAATTTGGTGTCTTTCAGATTCACAATTTGGAATACAAATAGTTATCCCAGCAGACCAGCCTTGCTTTCGGTATTGATGGGACAATGCTTCTTCTTCTACGTCAAAATCACCACAGTTTCCCAGAATACGATTTAAGTGTCCTCTGGTTAACTTTGATACTTCCCATTTTGCTACGTCCACCAATGCAAGAACATTAGTAGCCGAAATATGGGTAGAACCAACAATACATTTTTCAAGTTTTTGATTCAGAGGACGAAATAGATACAGAGGAACATTACGAGATGTCATACCGTATTTGGTCCTTGAAGTAAGTTCAAGAATACCGGGAATCATTTTTAGTTGTCAACTTCCTGAATTAAATTCCGTTTTAATCACGACGTTGCCTTAAGAATCTCAATAAGCTGAGACTTCTTATCACTCTTGTTGTAAGGAATCCCCTTCTCCTGTAGGATAGCAAAGAGCTCGGGCTTGGTCTTTGACTCCAAATCGTCTACATCGATTTCCTTGGCGGGGGCTGGGGTCTCAGTAACATGCTCTACGGAAAGGCGGTCATCCTCCTCAACCTTCGCAATAACTTCCTGCTCGGGTTCGGGCTCAGCTACTGGCTCTTCTTCCAGAGGAGGGAGTGGGGGCTGATTTACCAGCGTAGAAACTACAATACCCAGCGACTGGAGATTCTGGTGGAGACGAGTCTGCTGCCAGTAGAGATAGCCGATCATCCCGGACAATACAAAAATCATAGAGGCAAGCACGACGATAGTAACATACGTTAGGTCCATTTAGTAGTTTATGAGTATCTATTCTTTAAGTTTGAACGACTCTACTTACGGTTCTTAACTGAACGCGTCCGGCTTACGCTACGAGACCGTGAGCGCGAGCGGGACCGGGAGCGGGAGCGGGAGGGAGTACGGGAAGGTGTGCGTGAGCGAGACCGTGACTTGGAGAGACTCTTGCTACGAGTCGGGGGCGTGCGGGTGGCAGTAGCAGAAGGACTGGGCGACGCCGTTTGCGATTGGCTTGATGTAGCAGTCATGGAAGAACTACCACTGTAAGTCGTTCCAACTAGATTGCGAGGACAGGTATCTACATCACACACATATCCACGCATGTTAGACGCCATGACCGACGTGAGCAGTAGGATGATTGTTGATACCTTCATTTTGGTTGTATTGTCTCTTCGTTCTAAAACCTTTTTCCGTTTTCAATACAAATGCCCGTTAATGCTCCTGATGCGTCTGCGTTTACCCGATTGAAAAAACTGTCAACGGCACAGGCCCAGACGCCGAATAATACTGTGAAACCACTTTCGCATTTATATCAGCCATTCATCAAAACGGCTGGTGTATCTGAATTTTTGTGGACGACTGCTACCAATAAAACAATCGCAACCTTCAAGCGTCAGCTCCCAACGACGAAGGTTATGACGAACAACGTAGTATACATAGCTCCTAAGTATACTCGTTAAAACTCTTCGTCCAATCGGATTTCCATGTCGGCTGCGTTCATACCCACACCGGGCTTGGAGTACTCACTCACCTTCTTCTCAAAGAAGTTTGTCTTTCCTTCGAGCGAAATCAGTTCCATAAAATCAAATGGATTTTGGGAATTATAAATCTTACGACATCCGAGCTGTACGGATAACCGGTCTGCTACAAACTCAATGTAAGCCTTCATGTCCCGAGAGTTCATGCCGATAAGTGAACACGGGAGCGCAGAGCAAATGAATTCTGTTTCAATTTCTACTGCGTCCCGAATGATTTGCTGGATTTGATCCTCGGTCAGTTTGTTTTGCAATTTGTGATACAGAGTAACCGCAAACTCTGTGTGCAGTGCCTCATCGCGAGAAATGAGTTCGTTTGAGAACGTCAGACCCGGTAACAGACCGCGCTTCTTGACCCAATAAATAGCACAGAATGAGCCGCTGAAGAAGATACCCTCAACACACGCAAATCCTACAAGTCGGGTCGCATAATCTTCGGCAGACTCAATCCACTTAAGCGCCCATTCTGCCTTGTCACGGATACAAGGGATAGTATCAATCGCCCGGAAGTATTTTTCCTGCTCCTTCTTGTCCTTGACGTACTGGTCAATCAGTAGGGAATAGGTCTCGCTATGAATCCCCTCCATGGCGTTTTGAAGACCATAAAACAAACGGGCAATCGGTGACTGAATTTCTCGCTGGAACCGAGTCGCCAAGTTTTCCTGAACGATACCATCGGACCCTGCGAAGAACGCCAGAATCTGTTTAATGAAGTACTGCTCGTTGTCGTTCAATTTATTCCAGTCGTCCTTATCCTTTGCGAAGTCAACTTCCTCTACGGTCCAGAAGGTTGCGACGGCTTTCTTGTACATCTTATAGAGGTCTTCCTCGTACGGAGAAATCGGGAACAGAGTATAGCGTTGACCGAGGGTGGTGGTTGACGTATCAAATAGAGGCTCCATATTTGATACAACAGAAAGTAGTTAAATCGTTTCCGTTTTGTATATACAAATGTCTGCCGACCCATTCGCAAACACTGTTACGGTTAAAAATATACTCAACCATATTATTTCGCCGAAGATTGTAAAAGACGGTTCCAGTGGGTATACTACGAAGACCGATTTGGTAAATATTGACAATCTCATTTTTGCCAGTCGCGGAACTACGGCTGGTACGATAGCCGCTCCGTTAACGGCTCAATGTGGTGTAGTGGATGTCCCGAATAATCAAGATACAGTAACTGTATTTCATTCAAGAGTAACTACAAATAGCATCATAGTTGCTAGCGTTAAACGTTTTGATAATTTCCAAAGAAGTATCACGCAGGTTCTTCCTGTGGAAGGTAATTTTACCATTACTTTTAGCGGCGACATGGGAGTTGATGGTTGCAAAGTTTCCTGGTTTATAGCATCGTTTTAAGTTTGGTGACAATTTTGTGAATACTAAGTACTGATACACCTGCTGCTTCGGAAACAGGTTTCATTTTATTCTTTACGTGAACCCCCATAACATAAGATACTACACCAGCAACAATCGTTTTTGGTGTATGTTCAAACTCATCCTCTGGCAAACTTGAAATCATTTTGAGCATATCAATAGCATCCTCCCGTTGCTTGTCGTTCAAATTCAGGGCCGATGATATACGCTCAACCAGACCAAGTTGTGTGTCCAGAACCGAATTATTAGTCTGTTCAAATCTGCCAACCGCCTTACACAGGGAACGAATGTTCACCTGAAACATATTTGCGATTTCTTCGTGGGTGCGGGAAGCGTGCTGATTTCGGCAGGCTACAAATACTGCTGCGCCCATACAGGCTCGGCGGGTTTCCCCTCGGACCTTTTGTGCGTCCTCCAAATGCTTATACATCCCACATGCTTCCATAATAACCGCCTTCGGTAGCCCTGCGTGATTACACGACATTTGAATAGCATCAAATATTCCCATCCAAGAACGTTCGCTATTTGAGAACAAAGACCAACAAGATAGCCTCTGTATACCTTTCATAAAGGTGTTAGTTGATGAAATGCCCTTGTGCGAAATTACAGAGCCGTAAGACGATGTCGGTAGCAGTTCTGATGTTACAAATCCAGTTCGTCCCGCGTCTTCGCCTTTACCGTCTTCGTATTGTCTCCATTCGGCTCCTTCGTCAATAAATTGATTCAAAATCCTTGCGCAATCTATACATACGTGTTGTCCGTCTTCTAATACAGTAGTTTTATGTTCACAGTCCATGGTGATATTCTCCTGGTGTATTACGCCACGAGTCCATTTTTAACGATAATAACGCACGGTTATCGTGTGAATTTCAAAATCATAACACCTCCACCAATCATAGCAATTGCGATGTAATCGTGTACGTGTAAAACTTCCTTAAATAACATTACTCCAACTATGGTCGTGGCCATAACCGACAGTGAAGACCACAGCGCATTCGTCATTGCGATACCAGTGTATTGATAGGTCTGACACAACATAAACCCAACGCCGGCATAAAATAACATTCCTGCTACAAAAAATCGATAATCATTCACACTTTTCTTGAAACACGACATAGCCATAGTTTCCAGCAGAACAATCAGCAAAACATAAAATACGATACGTGAAGTATCCATCTTTACTTATCATGTGGCATAAAAGCGAGCGTGGTCGGGTCGTAAACCATCGGGCGATAGTTTGTCATCAGCATGGGACGACCTCCGTCGCGGCTCTTTACAGGTTTCATCCAGGATATGAACAGATATTTATTTTCTACTATCCAAATCCAGTACCCCGCCTTTGAGTACTCGCGAACCAAAAACTCCAAAGCCTCTTTGTTACTGAACAATGGGTACCCGAATACATAAGTAGGCACTTCATACAATATATAGGGCGCGTTGGGATTATGGATTGCCTGCTGGCGAATCTTTGCTTGAATTTGCTGGATAACCGGACCCATCGCAGCCATTCGGTTTTCTCGGCGTTCTTCTTGTTCCTTCAAAATTTCAGAGGCTTTCTCCATCCCTGCTTTATATGATTAAGAGAATGTCTCCGGTCATTCGCAAACTTGGATTAGGTGGAGGCGGAGCGAAAGGAATTCTTCAAATTGGTGCCCTCATGGAATTATCGAAGCGCCAGCCACTCGTGTTTCCCGATGGGATTTATGGGTCTTCGGTCGGTTCAGTTATCGCATCATGTATTGCATTCGGGATTCCAATAGAAACTATATTGGAGTTTGTCAAGACAAACTCGTCAGTTCAAAAATTGATTCCAAGTAAGTTTGAAGTTCAAAACATATCAAAGTTGTTCACTAGCAAGGGGTTCTATGATATGAACACATTTAAGACGCGAATGATTGAGTTATTCAAAACTGCCAATATTGACATACAGAACAAAAAATTGAGAGACGCGGAAATGCCGCTCTATCTTGTATCGTCCAATATAACCAAAGGTGTCCCCACTATATTTTCCGGTGACGTTTATGTCCTTGATGCTCTGCGATGTTCCTGCTGTATTCCCTTTCTGTTTCATCCGCAACAACTTGGCGACTGTTTGTACATTGATGGAAACATACTGACGCCTAATTTAACGTCTATTTGCAGCCCAGATACAATCGTTATCAATTTGAACAAGTATAGAAGACACAGTATTATGCCTTCTCAACTTGAATCTTTGTCTGCTTTTGAATATGCGAAAGAATTGTACAATATTGTTACAATACATAATGAAAAATCGCAATCATCTGTAAATACTGTATCTTTGTCGTATCCAGATTTATATAGTGATTCAGATTTATCAGAATTCAATATTGATGAAATTTTAGCTGACTCTGGTAACCAGTTTAGCCGGTTCCTCAGCTCCAAGGTTCTTAGTTAGGAAATCGCGGAACTTAGCAGGGCTCGGATATCCCTCCATTCCCACTTCGCCTTTCGCGTGAACTAATCTGAATGTTGGGTACTCTGAAATCTTGTAGTCACGAATCATATCGCGTTGAACATCCCCATCTATATCTTCAAGTGTTACCGATTTTCCTCCAAAAGTTACGGGGAATCGTTCAAGTTCGACTTTGAAGGCGTCCCACTGAGCCTTTCCTTTCTTTGACCACGGGCACCAAGTGGCATAAAACATCAAAAAACGAGGGTTTCCTGATGTATGACTACCGGCTTGCTGAGTTGCAGTGGCAGCAGGTGAAGCCGATCCCGAAGGAAGCTTTACACCGGATACCGCAAGTTCCAAACTGGTATAAACAGTGTAGGCAATGAGAATAACTGCCACACAACCCAGCACAAAGAATACAATTTCAAGTTTCATCTTTACGAAAAGAAGGGTATAAAACTTTTACCTTTTTTTGTTCAGCAGCATACCATCTGCGGTAGGCTTCGGGAGATAGCACGAGTGGCTCTCGCACCCTTTCCCACATAATTTCGTATGTTTGTCGTTCGGGCTCATACTCTTTCGGGCTAATCTTGAACCAATTACCGTTATACCGAACCGCGGCCATTATATATCTATATCGCAGAATGTGAAGACTTTACTATTCACAGGCGGGGGAAGCCCACTAGGTTTGCGCCAATACCGAAACCGGCACCCGAGCGAGCAGACGAGCCAACGCTGGGAGCATAGATGTCAAGGATGGCGAACGTGGCGAGCGCGACTAGGGCAATCATTCCAATCTCGGACAGCTTGAGCACCTTGCCGGGCAGCAGATAGGCCGCAATAGCGACCGCGAGACCCTCCAGCGCATACTTGACGAGGCGGGCAATTAAATCACTAACATCAACTCCAGGAGCGGCAGTCTTCTGTTCGGGCATTTTATAGAGTTTAAGAGAGAAAATATTCAGCCTGATAGATAATATGGGAAATCAGCGCCGCAAAACAGCGCGCAATGTAAAACTACGTGGAGGAGTACGTCCCGACATCAAGGATATCATGGACAATACACCGATGACTCCAAATTTGACCGTTAATCCTAATAGCAAGTTCGTCGTAGTTACATACTGGTGGGGAGGTAACAACAAGAACAAGAATACCCAGAAACCTTGTATTGGAGACTTACAGGAGCAACTTAAAGATGACCTAATTGACGATTTGAATGAGTCGGATGAAGATTTTCAGGAAATGACTGCCCGAAAGAGAAACCTTTTAGCCGAAGTAAAACGTGACCCCAGCAATCAAGATGCTGCCGAACGGTTGAAAGCAGTCAGTAGAGAAATAAAAGTGTATCTGGAAAACTTCTTTAATAGCGACAAGATTAAGGCTCTTATTAACACGAAACCGAATGAAATGTTCGCTAAGGAGCGAACCTTGGGGAAGGGACATGACCCTATTTCGTTTGAAGATATGATTAAGCTGTGGGAAAACCGCTGCAAGGAGATGGAATGTAATTATATGGCAGTACAGTACCCCTTCCAGCCAAAGGTGGTTATTGATGGAAAGGAATTCAATCAGTATCAGTATGCTATTAACGCAAAGCCGTATTTCATTAAGAAGGCACTACAGGCTTGTCAGGGACGCGCAGTTCTCTATATTGACGGTGATATGTTTGTGAACAAATACCCCCATTTGTTTGATATGGAAAATGTCGATTTCATGGCTCGTGGTTGGAACATGGACCCTCGTTCATCGGCTGATTTCTTAACCGATATATGCTTTGACCCGTATTCATTCGAAACTTCGGGAGGAACGATGTATTTTGCAAATTCACCCAAATCTCACATGATTCTAGACGAGTGGGTTAAGGAGGCATCTAACCCTATTCACGATAAGAAAGCAGATGACCGAGTTCTTTCCATGCTTATCACCCAAAAGAACTGGACGCATCGTGCGAGTATTCTTCCGCTACCAATTGAGTACTTGTGGTTGACCAATATGTACGAAGAGCGGCGTTCAGTTATGCACGGATACGCTGACCCATGCGATACCATCATAGAACACCCAGCGTGCCTGACGTCCGAGGATACTGCGACTGCGGGTACCAACACCAACCGTACCCCCGTAGGATACGACGAGGCAATTTATGCTAACCAAGCATGCGATACGTATGGTGGAGTATTTTACGAATACATATTTTTCCCGACTGAACGAATGGTATCCACTTTTGGGCCATACTTACAATACATGCGCAGGGCAGTACACCATCAATCTAAACAGCCATTATATAAGGTAATTTCGTTCGCCGATAAGTACGGAGAATTTAATCCTATTGCTGATAAGAACTTTCAAGACTCATCCAAAGTTCAAGTTAGCCTTACAAGTGGGGTAGCAAAGTTACCGATGGCGAGTAGTATCGCAACCATAATGGCCCATTTGGAAGCGGGCGTTGACGTTCAGGTTGGCGACGATACGCGTCCCCTAACCGAGGGAACGGATTGTAGAATAAAGTTGACTGACGAATATGTAACCAAATACATAGAGGAATCAAACCTGCGTGATATTCAAATTAAGACTTCGGCTCCCATATATTTCTCTGCTACTAATTCTGTTCTATTACACCTGCTAGCTATGTGCTCTACAATTGAAGACATTAATAAGCACCTCAAAGCAAGCTATATCTTCGCCTCTCGTATCCGATGGTCGTTTTAAAGTCCAAAAACGGATTCATTTAGATGATGTAATTGTCGGCACCCCAACATGCCACCCAAAGTATACCGAAAAGAGTTCCCCAAGGGGACACCTCCAAACCATGTGAAGCGCGAGGCAGCCCTTCAGAAGGTCGCTGCGAAGTACGGACTGAGTCCAAAGGTTATTGCGACAGACAACAAGACCTTCATCGAAATGGAGTATGTAGATGAGATGACAGTAGACGACGAGCACGGACAAATTATTGACGACATCCCTCCGAATATTCTGAGTGCGATGTGGTCGAGTTTGTATATGTTGTATCACGTATGTGGTATTGAGTATTTGGATGTTTGGCCTCGCAACTTCATTCAAAAAGGCGGACGCGTATGGATTATTGATTTCGGTGATGCACGCGAACTAACGTACAAGAAGAATGAAGAAGAGGACGACTATCTTGCCAAGATTTTGGAGGCAGGTACTATCACTCACTGGAACCCCGACTTTCAATAGTTCGTTCATAATTGTATTTTCATGTAGACAGCAGATATTAAACAAATGCCTATTCGTCGCGAAGAGCTCCCAAAGATTGACGAGAATGGTCCAATTGACTATCTAGAAGAGGACCCCGAGGTTCCTACGCAACGCTATTGTATCATTTCGTTCCTGTCGCCCGAGAAAGTTATTAAACAGAAGAGTGAGTTTTTCACTGAAAAGTTTGTGGAGTGGCTGGAGTACGATTGGAAGATTAAGGGTATGGAGAAGTATAATTCCTATCTTGCCCAGAAGTACAACCTGAAGGTTGAGGATATGTTTCAGGATCTACAGGCGTTCACGAAGATTCACAATGAGGATATCCTGAAGACCGACATCCACGAGCAGTATGAGGTGTTCCTGCTGAAGAAGGAGAAGGAGATTGAGAATGAGTTTGCGGAGAAGACTGATTTCCAGACGAATACGCGAGGTGTAAAGGTGCGTCGTGTATTTGCGGATTTACAGGAGGCTCAAACTCATGCGAAGGTTCTACAGCGTCGTTATCCCCGCGACAATCTGTTTCTGGGTAAGGTTGGTGCCTGGCTACCGTGGGACCCTTCGGAGCACCGTCTAGACCAGGTTGAGTATGCCGAGAAGGAGCTCAATGAGCTCATGCGTAAGTACAAGGAGAACGAGGTTAACAAGGAAATCTTCTTTGAGGACGAGAAGACCGAGAAGATTAAGAAGCAGCGTGAGGAGAATGAGACGCGTAAGAAGATGGTTGCGCTAGAGAATGCGCCAACCGCGGAACTCCAGCAGATTCTGGATACGCCGGTTCACCCAGCAGAAGGCGGACCCCCTCGTGAGCTATAAAATCGGGACAACTAATAAATGGCAGAACGGGAGTCGCGCAAACGCAAGGTAACGGAAGAGGGCTCCCAGTATCGTTATGAGCTCGCAAAGTCTGCGGCTCAGGCAGACAATCGCAAGAAGTCGCGTACAATCGGCAAAGAAGTCAACACCGACCTAGCGGCAATGTTCGGCAACATGAAGGCTAGTGAACCCGAACCACCTGCGATGGATGTAGAAATGGATATGGCCGCACGTGGTCGTCGTCGCCGTAAGACCCGCAAGGGTTCTAAGAAGAGCCGCAGGGGACGCAAGAAAACTCGCAAGCACTAATTTAGAACGTATACATTAAATGATTCCGGTATCAGATGCTCCATTGACACCTCAACTTGTTGCCGAGTTAAATGCTCTGGCAGTTCAAACCGTGAAAGGTTCAGCGCGATTTAAGAAGTCTTCGACGAAGCGTCGTACGACGAAGCGGGCGAGACGCTCCCGTCGGTAATGGTCCTCTATCTTTTCGTATAAAGTCGGTTGTCTGAACTGAAAAATCGGGCGCTATTAAGTCCCCATGGTTATTTGAAAACTCAACTATCTGAAAGAGGCCATTTTTCTTGTTCATTTTCAGATGGTATGGTTGTTCATCGCCCATATCCAAACCACCTTCGCTCATAAAATCGTCCATTAGGCCTTGTATCTTTGAAAAATCGTTATCCATAACATGAATGTAATTGTAGTTCAAATCTGATTTGTTGGCGGCGTACCAGGTCTTAAAATCGTCAATCTGTTCTCGTCTGTTCATTATTTTATCCAACGTTCCCTTTCCATGTATTTCGTTGTAAGCTTTATAATCGGGGTATACTGTATCACCTTTGATCAGTTCCTTGAGATTCGGAAATTGACGGGGATTTAATACGAATTCCGGCAGTCCAACCTTGTCTATTCCATCCACAAATGTTGTATAATACTTATTGAGGTATGGGCGAAACTTGAAACCCTTCTTTATGGAATTATACACATCCTCCCCATGTATTCCTACGACTCCAGTTACAGTATTTGGAACTAAATCATAGTTGATACAATATTCGAAAGGATTTTTAGACATATGACATCCTGGTGTTTGGCTGCACTTTCGGAGTGCCGGTCCGTGTTTGTGGTAAGTGTATCCATCAGGATGCATCAGATTGATTAACGTTATATCACGTGTTGTAACGAATAAGATTATGTGCTGATATTGAGAAACCAGATTAGCAACGAACGGGTACGGATAGAAATACACGCGGTGGTGAATGCTTAAACAATAGTTTGGTTCACCAGGTCTTTTAATTCGTAGTCCTGCAAAAGCGGATGTTAGGTCGACCATATCATGAATACCTCTGAACAAGACCGTCCCCTTTGGAATAACAACCGTCTTAGTCTGCACACTGCCGTTCGCAATTCGGGTATCTAATGCCTTCTGTGTTGCCTCAAAGTATTGATGGTATTGGTCGTCTGACACTTCCGTCCTTGCAGATAACACTTGGTTCCTCATTTGTAGTGTCCGCTCACCTTGGGGTGTATTGCGTCTCTTCGCCGTGTCCGTCGGGTCGCTGTACAAATTATCTAACACACCCAAATCCATCTTGCCGAACGCATCCGCCAACTGCTCATCTGTCATTTTCTCCAACTCATCAAGGTTAGGAAGCGCCATTATTATACATTAATGTGTTTTTATGCGACGCGTCGTACGACGAGAGCCACCAATTAAACCGTTTGAGTAAGCAAATCCTGTTAGCAGCTCGGCAATGTAGGCTGATGGTCTATCTGATACGATACTTTTAATCTTAGGATTTGTTGGGTCATTTTGCGATGTTACTTCGTAAGCAGCTACTTCTTTATTGATTGGATGTTTGTAAACACCATCAAGTGCGTCGGGTAAAAATTTTTTATCGTTTGTCTCATATGCGTGTCTTTCAATTTCTTTACCAGCAGGGGTTAGTTTAAATATATACGATTTACCGTGTATAATATACACCTCAACATCAATAGGATGTCCATTATCTCCTTTTATGGTAGTACGTTTAACATATACTTTTTCCTGCAGATACTTCAATAGAGCTTTCAAATAGAGAAATGCTACAGTTTTGCTACGTTTATAATATATGGTTAAGCCCGCAGGAACTGTAGTTGGCGGCTTCCAGTCATCTACATTCTTATTGTACATACTTGCTCGTGTTAATACCAAGTCAGCTTCAGGACTTACAGCAATATTAGGAGATATTAGTTCCGAAAGATTATGTGAATACTCTTCTATTTGAAAGAAACCTGTTTTCTTATTTAACTTCAAATGGTACGGTTCGATATCTCCAAAATCCAGTCCATCATCAGACATGAACGCATCCATCATTTGCTTAACGCTTCCAGGTTCAGATGACATAACACGTAGATAGTTGTAGTTAAACTTACGTTTATTTTTACGATACCACGGTTTAAAATCAGGTATTGTCTCGGTTTGTGGTGTCTTATCCATTCGCGGATGTAAGATAATCTCCGGAACACCTACGAGTTCGCGAGAATCTTTATAGGTAGCGAAGTACTTATTTGCCCAGTTACGAAATATTACCTCTGACCGTTTTAAACTTTCAGCGTCCGCTTTTGCAATAGCTATTACACCGGAAACATCCTTCGGAACTTTTGAATAATCAACGCAAGGATCATATTGACGACCCTTTTTGCCACAACCCATCGGTGCATTGTCGCATCTCACTATGCCTCCAATTCCAGATTCTTTGTCTCGACGATTATACATAGACGGCAGAATAAGGTTGATTAACTTCAAATCACGCATTGTGACATATAAAGTGGTATACGTATAGTTAGAAACGCTACCTGATACAAACGGGAACGGATAGAAAAATACATTATAGTTTTCGTGAAGGCAAAACTTCCCCCCATCGTCCATCCCCGCAAAATCGGATGTGAGTGTTGAGGTATTGTGAGACCCTCGAAACAACGCTGTTCCTTGCGGTATTACCATGATTTCATAATCCATTATACATTAGTGCGTCTTTTTCTTGCGACGTGTTTTGCGACGAGACGCACCAAGTAAGCCCTTCTTTTGGGCGTAGTATTGCATGAGACCGTTTATGTGCCTTGCCGGTGTATTTGATACCGTAGGTATGCCATAATAATTTTCAGCACCTATCAGTTCGTAAGCAGATATTTGAGCGTTTAGTGGATGTCCTGTTACTCCTTGTTCCGATAAGACTGAATGGTCTCCTGCCTTGGCAGACCTTTCAAGAATCTCTCTACCGATAGGAGTTAGTGTAAATACATATTGCTTATTATCTATATGATAGATTGAACGTTGGATGTCTTTTCGTGGAGGATTGCTTACTACCCTTTGCGACATAGGGTTATCAATAAATTTCGTAAGCCAATCGTGGCCGTCTTTACCAAAAGATACATGGTCTCTTGCAAAGAAATAGCGGGTTACTACTGAAGGAACTGTATCTGTCTTTGGGTATTTATCAGATAGCACTTTGTATATGTTTTTTTGCTTCAATACCATATCAGCGGTCGGTTGCAGAGAAGAACTTGGTGATAATAGTTCTGAGTGATTATTTGAAAATTCTTCTATTTGAAAGAAGCCGGTTTTCTTATTCACTTTTAGATGGTACGGTTCATCGTCTCCCAAATCTAATCCATCCTCGGACATGAAGTCATCCATTAATGCCTGAAGGCCTTTAGGTTCAGACCACATTACATGTAGATAGATGTAATTAAATCTGCTTTTATTTACACGATACCATGGTTTAAAATCAGGTATTGTCTCGGTTTGTGGTGTCTTATCTATCCGCGGATGTAAAATAATCTCCGGAACACCTACGATATTTCGCGAATCTTTGTAAGTTGCGAAATACTTATTTGCCCAGTTACGAAATACTGCCTTTTCGAGGTTTAAAGAATCTGCATCGACTTTTGCAATAGCAAGCATACCAGAAATATCCTTCGGTAGTTTCGTATAATCAACGCATGGGTCAAAAGCACGTCCAGTAACGCCGCATCGAACTTGTGTCTTCTCACAGCTCACTATACCACCAGTTTCATTTTTTCTATCTTCACGATTGAACTTAGACGGCAGAATCAGATTGACTAGCTTCAAATCACGCATCGTGACGTATATAGCCGTATACGCATATCGCCCGACGCTGCTTGCTACAAATGGGAACGGGTAAAAAAATACATTATAGTTTTCGTGAAGGCAAAACTTTCCATCTACCAACATCCCGCCGAAATCTGCTGTTAGAGTGTCAGTTGTATGTATCCCTCGGAACATAAGGGTTCCTTTCGGAATCACAATTGTTTCATATTCCATTATACACTAATGCGTTTTTTTTACATGTACCCAAGGTCCTGAATTCTTCTTCTTCAGCGTATCAGGGTTATACTCGTCCTGAGCGAGCATAGAGCTTGAGAATGGCTTGTTATCGGACCAAAGCGAATCATCACACAATCGGAACGGAGGATGGTCGGATGCCTTATACCAAAACACTTGGTCTTCCAATTTATTAGATTGACTACTGTTACAAATTACTAGGCACTCGTAATTTTCGGTACACTGGTCCATGAACTGACAGAATAGTTCAAACGTAGGAAACATACCGGCATAGTTTTCATAAATACGTCTGCGATTACCTATCGTGTTTTCTCGCAGAATGAATACGAAATCAACATTGGTTCTCAAATTTGGGGTAATACCGAGAGGGTACTGCATAGTAATCATGGTAGACAAGTCAACGTGACGACCGTTCATAAAAACGTAGCGAGTTGATTCTTCTTTAATCCACGTCGCATCATACAAGCAATCATCCAAAATTAGAAAAGCACGGGGGTCTACACTGGAATTCCCACCTCGCGCTTTTTTATCGTTGTTGCGAGCAGTCTTAACCCCCAGTTGCCTCTTGATTACATTCATAACAATTTCGGGACGATATTTATCATGAATGAGTTTTGAAGGTACCATGTTTTGAAAGAACTCATTTGCGACTTCCGTTCCCGAAATAACCGTACCGATGGGAAAACAAGCTTCGGTGTTAGCAAGAATATCGCGAACCAAAAATGATTTGCCGGTATCCTTTTTACCGATAATTACAATCATAGGTGACTTTCGGGAATCAATTTCGCATCTATCACGAATCATACTCATATCAAATTTTTTCAACTGGAAATTCATTCCCTTACTGACTATGCGTGAAGTTTTTACTTTTGGTTTGTACACGGGGTATAAGGGAATGGTAAAGAAGAAAAATCAGAGCGAATTGAAAACAGTTTCTCTGCCAGTACAGGTTTCCAAGCAGAAGGATTTGAAGCAGAGTATAGTGGAGCATTGGAATGTTGAACATGCACAGCCATTCTTTCCTTCATTGGAGACGATGTTCAAATTCGAAAATATAGAAAACGTCCGAGACCACGGGTTGAAACTGGATGACCCCATTCAAACAATTAATTCCAAAGATTCGGTAACAACCGCCAGTGGACGAACGTGTACTATTCACATCAAACAGTCTATGATTGTTACCGCAATAAAGTGGATGCGAGGGGATTATGGGACTTCATTTGGGCTACCTTCTACCAAGGAAAATACGCAATCAGCTTACGATAAGGTTCAACTATCGCATAACGCAGCTTACGTTGGGAGCCTGTTTTCTGCCTTATTTTCACTTTCAAAGTGTATTCATTTCCCGGAAGTTTACGGGCTGTACACCGGGGTAGCAAAAAAGCACACGATTGATATTTCCGATGATTACGAAGACCTTTCGGAAAAGTCTTGGTTCTCTCATAACGTTGGTTCTTACTTTGAACTGAAACTTGCGGATTCGGTAGAAAATCAGGCATTTCAGCACACCCGTCGCGCAAGATTGGAAGTTCGAATGGACGAAGATACGACACTTGGTGAAATTCCTGAAATGGAAGGTATTGCTTCAACTACCGAAATAGTTCCCGATATGGACCCTGTATTTCACAGCAGTGACGATATTGAAGACGACGATAGTTCGGATTGCTCAGCAGTTTCAACTTCTTATATGTTTGAAATTGAATCCTGTAAGTGTTCAACGGAAGATGAGGGGTCTGAGTTTACCGAAGATTACGAACCGTTTGCTTGGGCGACATTATCAAACGTTCCGGTTCAGTTGACGGTTATGGAAAAATGCGAAGGGACTCTTTATGAATTAATGTGTAAGCACACTTCTACTCCGGAGCACATGGCTTGGCTTACGCAGGTTCTGTTTGCTCTTACGTTTGCCCAGCGAACATTCGGATTCGTACACAACGACTTACATTCCAATAATATCATGTATACTAAGACCGACAAAGAACACCTGCTATATAAGTTTGATGGACAGTCGTATAAAGTACCGACTTACGGATACCTGATTAAAATCATAGATTTTGAGAGGGGGATTGGCAGTGTGCGGGTAGCAGGTACTAAGCATGCGAAGACCTTTGTAAGTGACCATTTTTCTCCAAACGAAGAAGCTGGCGGACAGTATAATCTCGAACCATTTCACGTTCCCAAAGTAGAGACAATAAAGCCAAATCCTTCGTTTGACCTAGTTCGCCTAGCAACTTCTATGTTTTGGGATTTGTTTCCAAATGGTCCTGATGAACCAGAGTATGACAACAATCCAATTTTTACTACGCTCAAGCGATGGATGACTCTTGATGACGGTACATCCGTCATGTTTGGAAAGAACGATGCCGAGCACGAAAGGTATCACGGGTTTGAATTATATAAGGCAATAACGAGATATTGTAAGGATACTGCTATTCCCCGAAAGGAGGTACAGAAACTGTCGGCTCTGTACGGAGCTACCCTTCCTTCAACAACTATATTTGACGTCGTTATATTTTAGTATGCGTCAAATACCAATTAATAATGAATACATGCTGAATAAATGAGTGATACAGAATTTGCAAAAACTCAGTTACGCGAGCACCTGGGTGGACTACTAATCGCACCAATATCTGAAGGGTTTTGGTCTATTTACCAGACAGGTAGCGACCTATGTAAGCGAAACGACCAGCCCGACCAGGTTCTGCGCACGTTCCAGAATATGCTGACTAAAATCCCCGAATGGAGTGGTGCTACCCTGACTACCGAAGTTGAACGTATTGTAAAGACTACAAAATGTACGTATCTTGATGACCTGCTGATGGGGGTGTTTATTTCCTACATGAAGTCATTCGCATCTCTCCACTACAAGGGCGCATCTTCGCACCTGAATGTTGATTTTGAGCGCCCGTCAGTAGAAAAGTTCATCCACGAGTTTTATGTATACTCTGCCCGTCAGCTGTGGCAGGTTGCCTATCTATTCAAGACTAATGGAATTACCAGCGAACAGCAGGCGCGAAATCGCAAAGAGATTGATTCTATAATTAACGAATCGCTCGAACATGTTATCCGTGCCTTCCTGCCGTGGCAGTCGATTGCCAAGCAGTTTGCCCAAAGTCAGGAGGAGACGCCTGTGGAAGAAGCGAAACCTCGTCACGTGGAATTTGACGAGGATAGTGAGGAAGAAGAGGAAGAAGAGAAGCAGCCACCTATTGTAGTGAGCGATGATGTGGCGACTATTGACATTGAAACAATCGGAGAAGAGGAAGATCCAATCAAGGAGATTGAGCGCAAGGTTGAATCCGAGCTCGTTCTAAATCTATAAAGTTTTAACGGATTTTCAATCAAAGATGCTGCTGTTAATATCGTCAATCGCAGTAGCACTCGTTACGTTCATTGTTTACGCACTTGAACGCCGCTCCAAATCAGAACCTATTGTGTGGGAAGATGCCTCCAAGCTTTCTGTGTTTGGCGGACTGATTACCGCAGGCATAGTCTTTGCTACAACGTCCGAGGTAAAGATGCCCGTCGAGCTCCCGGCAGTCCAGGAAATGTTCGTGGGCACGCCTTCTTTTTAGAATCCCGAAAACGGATTTAAGTTTTTCAGTATAGACATCTTACCCCCCTAATAACATACAATACTCTGAGCCTACCAAGATGGAGCAGATTCAGAATATCGTAACCATTCTCGCCGACAACTACGGCTTTGATGTGGATGAGGCGTTGGAGTACGTTCTTACGGTAAAGCGTGAGAAGTCCCCCGCATACGCCCGTGCGATCAAAGCCATCGAAACCACCAAGGAGAAGATTTTGGAGCTTGAGCAAAAGATTGCCGGTAAGAAGGTTCGCAATCTGGAGAAGGCACAGGAGAAGCTGAGGGGTATGAACGAGAAGCTGGAGTCTCAGGAGGAGAAGCTGGATAACGTTGGCAAGCCAAAGGAACGCAAGCCGCGTGCCCCGAAGGAAAAGAAGGAGGACGCAGGTGGCAAGCACATCTCGCGCATGTCGCCTATGCTCACGGAGAAGCTCAAGGAGACGTTTACTGATTTTGGAACCGAAATGACCGACAAGACGCGAAAGCAGTTTGTGGCATACGTTAACGAGCTGACGTCGGACGACTTTGCCGCGAAGACCCTGACCGAGCACATGCGCGACTACGTGATTATGACGGTTCGCCCGTCGGAGGAGAAGGAGGCGGAGACGGTTGACCTTTCAGTGCTCAAGAACCTGATTGACGGATACAGCGCGGGGATTTACTGGGATGCGATTGGCAAGCGATTTGTTACTGGAGCGAGCGATGACGACGAGGACATTGTAGAAGTAGAGTTTAACAGCAAGACATTCATGGTGGGAGAGACAACGGGACGCGTGTATGAGAACATTGATGACGAGGACATCTTCGTGGGCTACAAGGGCATCGGACAGTTTACGGGCATGTAATTTAGATTACAGAGTTACCACAAAACACACAATTTTTAAATTACAATGAAATCCTGAGAACTAAAGATACGCATCAGGATAACCACAATCGGTATACCCCAAAATGATACATATGGAAATATAATTGCTATAATAATCCACAAAATTGGATTAAGTAGAGTATTGCCTAGTTGCGACGCGAATGCTATAGACAACACAAATAGAAACGTTAATACTACAATTAAAGATTTACTCCACAAGTTAGTGAACAATTGCATTGCGAAACCCGCCCAGGTACGGTGAGTTATATCGCCGGCTTTTATCAGCAGACTAGATGAGTCCCGAACTAGTTCTTTTCGTTCTTCATTGTTAACAGTATATTTGATATCCAACTCCTTGGGGTTACCGGGTGAAGGGTCGGTTACTCCTAAATTCGTAGGACTTACTATCAAAGCCAACGTTTTTTTATCGGCAGATATCAACTCGTTCATTTTTCGTGTAACGTCAATCCTGTCCTTGATATTCCCAACTGGACCATAGTAGGCACTGACAACTTTTATCATTCTCCTTATTATGAGGAAAATACGACATTTCCAAGACCACCCATAATTCGCAGGAAATTATAGGATTGGACATAAGCACGAATTCTGTAGGTGTACTTGAAAATATTACCAGAGCCAGGTACCTTAGTTACAATCGTGACCAGGTCATTCTTATTGTAAATACGCTGTCCTCGGTCGTTTGTAGCATTGGGGTTTACGATAACTACTGGATTTGGAGAACCCAGTGATGACTTCAATACACACTGAGTTTGAAGTTCTGTCGGCAACTGATTGTCGGTATACGGAGGCAGCACGAAAGTATTACGCAATAACGTCTTGTTAAACATCGACCCATTCAAACTACCACTCGGTTGCGTGGGGTGATTATCTAGGGCGAATGAGTATTCATAAATACCCGGTATGGGATTACCAGTTTGGTGGCGATACAACTGGATACCCGAAAAGAACAACGTCTGCTTGGGAGCAAAACGTTCCTGTCCATCCAGAATGATATTTGACTCCAGCAGGATATCACGCTGGGAAACATTCGCGTCCAAATTGTTACCCGAAGTATACCATCCCATGCTATTACTTACGAATGGAGACTTGTAGGCATCTTCCCAATTGGTATAATTATCGTAATCATTTTGGGCAATGCGGTCACTACGTTGGGCTACCCAAACGATACGGGTGACCAAGTTTTTCATAGTAAGTTCCAAATCGTTGGATGGGCCGTACTGACCCTCTGCTTGAACCATATCAAGTTGATTGATGATAAAGGAATGGTCCGTTCGAGCAATGTAAGCTAGTTCGGCATCGCTGAGGAAGATATAATTCCCTTCAATGAATGGATTGAAATTCCAAGATAACAAACTCATATTTGCGTTTGCTGCCGGGTTGGAATAGAGCGGTGGAGACAGAAAGTGCCTCAACGAAAATTGGTCGACTGACGTATCGGGTGTAATTCGAACACCGAAGTTTGTGGTAGTACGAACATCACGCGTTGTAAAGAGATCATACGCATTGTGGAGTTCAACTACAATTTCAACATCAGACTGCTGGAGGGCAACAAGAGGAAGGGCATTACCAACCGTTTCACAAAACCAAAAGTGAAGAGGAATCAACAGGGTTCTGCCGGGAATGGAAGGTTCGGCGTATTCAGTAGAAGAACTGATGGAATGAGGGTACTGGTTAACTCGGTCATCGGCGTTTGCTGGGTCGTACAATTCGGGAACATTACCCACCATGCGGTCAATGATTGCCCGTTTGTTTGCGTCAAAGGTCAAGTTTGCGTACAGCTTCATCCATTCACCAGTATGACGAACAATTTCTTGACCGTTGATGAGAACAGAAACATGATGAATCATATTGTACCCGATGTTTCGTACCCACTGGAATTCGTAGCCTACGGCATTTGAAGCAGAATTGACGGTATGGGGAGTATTGGGAGGGGTTTCGTCAAGGCGTACTACGGGTGAATAAATACTCGGCAGGTCGATACTCAGGTAACAGTCGTTTACCAACTGGGCATATCGTTCCACCTTCGTGCGAAGAGACAGGGTTCCGGAAGTTGGAAAGGAAAGTAAACTTGTCTTGAAATACATACGAAAGTGTTCCATAGCAAAGTCAGTATGACGTTTATAAACAGCCCTAAAGTGACTGAATGAAGGATTGCCAGTAACCAGCTGGTCCTGTGCCCCCTTACCAACTAATTGAAGAAGACCACCTGGCATATTATTATATTAGGATATGAATGGATTTAAGCATTTGCTGATTTAATAACTACGAAGCGAAGTACTGGTGACTCATTTGGGCTATTGACAGATGTATTATTTCTCATCGTAATTGTGGCACCAGACGCGGTTGCTATCGCTGTTATATTGTATAGGCCTACTGTTCCACCAGAAATATGTTGAACAATAACCATATCTTGTGGTCCGATTGTATTGTTAACTAATGGGATGTTAACGCTTGTATTAGCATTTAATATAGCCGAAAAGACTTGTATAGTGCCAGTCGGGCGATTTAATAACACATCAGTGCCTCTACTAGTTCCTTGCACAATCGTTCCCCCAGCCCCAGCTGTGAATCCGAACTGACTAGCTGCTCCCGATACTAAAATGTTTCCACTGGAGTCTAAGTTTCCGGATACATAAGCAGTAGTCAGAAGAAAATTTCCAGAATTTCCAAGTCCGGCGCGAGTAATTCCCGAAGCGACAGTATTTTTGCCTACGTTAAGCCTGCTATCTGATGTTCCAGTAACTGTAAATGTATCAGCAATTATAACTCCATTAGAGTTTAAGTTTCCCCGTACGTAAGCGGTTTCATTACCTGCAGTATCCTCTAACTGTAATCGATTACTGGTACTTGTTCCTAAACCTAACTTATTAGTGATAGTCAGTTTCTTGTCGTTTGCCACTGTGACATCACTGAGTAGTGAAACCTTTCCCGCGCCAGTTGAGCTAATCTCGACATCTGCGCTTCCCGCAGCTTTTAGTTCTAACTTTTGCGGACCACTCAAAGCAGACTGAATAATCTTGGCATATAAGTTCCCAGTAAACGTTGTATCGGTAGCGGTTACCGTAACTGTGTTGGAACTCCCAACTCGGAGATTTACTGTCCCACTTTCACTTCTAAGATTCGCAGTACCAGTTCCCCCCGCCTCTATCATTAGAGACCTGCCACTTGTCGTTGTGATGGTAGGTAGCAGGGTAGCAGGCGTATCTTTAATTTGTAAGCGGGGAGACGCAAGAACGTTTCCGGTCATTTCAAATCCCGACAGGTTAATACCGTTAGTTATTGTTTTCGTAGTGGCGCCATCGTCCCAGTAAGTTCCCAATACGGTACTTGCGGACTTCAATGGTGTCCCCCCACTAGCATCGGAAAACAGAATACCATGTAACCAACCGGTCGTACTGGGCGCTCCTCCTATTTGGTAAGCCGCATTTGCCTTGGTCCCACCATTTATTCCTGCTATTGAATTCACACTGGAAGCTCCAAAAACATACTTTGAACTTGCCGTAGCATTAGGCACCGTAACATCAAACTGTGCGCCAATTATACTTTTTACATTAGTAGCCGAATTTCCTACCAAAGAAGCGCCAAATTTTCCTCCAAAGTATTCGCCTCTCGCTACGACTGTTAAATCAGTTCCGCCGTCTCCCGAACTAGTAGTTGAAATTCCCGAAAGACCCACGTAACGCTTATTCAAATTGGTTATGCCGGTCCTCGCAGTCTGTTCAACACACCCTTCAACCCCAATTCGGCCACCGATAGAAGTATCTGCCGTAGATAGTATGGCTCTTCCGGTCAACGTAGAACCAAAAACATTGGTTGAGTCATACACTGTTCCAATAGTGTCTGCTACTACCGATGTTAGCGTAAAGACCGCAAGTGTGTTTTGATTGGTTGATATCTGTATTACTAAATTAAAAGAAAATGGGTCAAGAAGAATGGTTGCAATATAATATGTAGTACCTGCCACTATACTACCTGAATTGGTGTTAAATATAATTGCGTTACCTACTTTAACCGGTGGGTAGGTGCCACCGGAATTAGTTATGAAGAAAAAATTAGTATCTACAACCGAAGAATAAATCTTTATAGCAATAGCTCTACCGATTTGACGTTTGTCACTTTTAACGTCAAACATGTTGGCTACTGAGCGAGTAGCATCATTACCAAGTCCCCCACCGGTAGCGTATGTTCCATTCATTACAACGCCGTTGTACGACGAGAGCGCATTTGTTTCGTCATCGTTCTTTATAATCCGTGAACGGGTGCTTGAGAGGTTAGAAGTAACCGCAGTTGGGGCTCCGCTACTATTTGTAAGTTTAGCTCCAGTTTCTTGTACAAATTCAATATTATCGTTAACAGTTAAACTTGATCCGTAACGATAGGTTCCGGCAGGGACAATTACACGACCCCCGTTTGGGTATTTTTGGGCATAGGTAATAGCAGCGTTTATAGCAACATCATCGGGTGTAGTTCCATCTCCAATTGCCCCAAAGTCTCGAACATTAATGTACGGTATTACGTCATAGAATGACCCCACATTGGTTCGCGACGCGATTGATGTTGCTAGGTCGGCTGGATCGATGGGTATCCAATTTATGCCGTTATCAATGGAGTATAGAAGTTTCTCATTAGCGAGGGCTGAGACTCCAGTTACTATCCATCCGACCGAATTCCAAGTTAATGACTGTAGAACCATAGCGGACTCTCCTTGGCTCAATCGTGTGTCCCAGTTGAGTGCGCCATTATCAGATGTGGCAATTACTGGTCCCGATGATACTCCATTATCGGCTGTAAGTAACCATTGTCTCCCGTTCCAGCCTATGTCTGTAATTCTTATATTTGATGGAGTTATAGACCACGCAGTCGTCGTCCATCCAGAACTGCCCGTTAAATCATTAGTATAAAAAGGAAGTTTATTTGTTCCACCAACTACCCATCGTTTACCATCCGATGCGACGGAGTAACCGACAGATCCTGTGAAATCCGTCGTTCCCGCAACGGGCGTCCAGCTAACTCCATTTAATGAGTAGGCGATTGAGTTACCCGATACTGCGGGCGTTCCAGTCAGCAGCCATGCCTTACCATTCCAAGCTATCCCGCGTCCAACCTGAATAATATTTGCTCGACTGTTGGCTACTGGTGTCCACGTAACACCATTATCAGTGGAATAGGCAATAGATACTCCACTTGATGCTACGGACGCTCCCGTAGCAACTAGCATGTGCTCATTCCAAGCTATGCTGTACGCCCCTATCCCTTCAGTGGCACCTGTGGCTCCTGTGGCTCCTTTAGGGAATGGGGCTGATCCACTCGCAGTCCATTTTTTCCCATTTGAAGAATACAGAAACTGCGGATAGTTAATATTGGCATAATTAGGATTTACGAATACACTACATACCCAAACAGTTCCATTAAAAACTAGTCCACGAATATCGGTCTCATCTTGGGTAATCGCAGCTAAGCCAGCGTAGTCGATTGAAACATCAGTTGACGTCCAACCATTAGTTCCAGATACACTCCATTCAAACCACGGAGATGACGCAAGTGCTCTTACTACAAATGACGGAGATACCTCCGAACCTATTCCGTCTGTTCCCGTTGCTCCTCTTTCTCCTGTTGATCCTCTTTCTCCCGTTGATCCTGTTGTTCCTGTTGTACCTCTTGGACCTTGGATACCGGTCGGACCTGTCGCACCTGGACAGTTAGATAGACTCAGTAAGGCAGTATACTGACTCGCCGACAGCATTTGTATATATAATATAAACACTTTGGTCTAAGTTAAATTAATGGAGCAACCTGTAACATATCAAGAATTATTGGCTGAACAATATGAAGAAAGTGCCCGTGATTTGTTAGCATTCCAGCAAATTGACTATGATAAAGAATTAGAAGATGTTGGTACATACCAACGAAATAATATTAACACTTACGCAGTAGAACGCCCGGACGAATTTAATACATTTGGCGGAGATCGTAATACCGAGGATATTGTTTCAAAATCAGCAAATTTTGATGATAAAAGTAGGTTCAGTGTAAGGTATAACAAAGACGTGAAAATAAACACATTTAATATAGACAGTCGTTTTCGAGCTTACGTCAGTCCGGCGACTATTGTTGGTAATAATCCTTCACTAAACCAGATATTCCGATTCAAAAGGGATGTATTCAGTCCCACTGCGGTGTCAGCTGCTTCTCATTTCGTGTTTCGAATTCGGCGACAGATCAAGAACGCAATTTCCATAAAGTTGTCATCGCTGGAGCTTCCGAACACCTTCGCAAACTTTTCAAACGCACGAGGTAACACATCATTCAGGATGAGAAACCATGATCATCCAGATCCTTTGCTTCGTGGTTATAGTATCGTAAACATTGACTCAGATAATGTACCTGAATATATCCCTAATGCTCAAATATTAGCAGAAAAGGTACAAGAAGCACTGCGAGCCTTGGATCCTGATGTATTTGAGGAACCATTGAAGTTTTATTGTGCCGTAAACTCTCAAGGTTATATCACAATAGGACGCTTTGACGAGGTATACCGTGAATATGATTTTGATTTTGCATATACTCCTATTGAAATTCCTATTTTTGACCCTCTGGGTGTTTCGATGGGTTTTAAAACAAGTCAAACACTTTATCAAGGGGTTAGTATTGGTCAATTATCAAATCTCACACCCGCACAGTCGGAAGTAACATGTGACAAAGTAACCGCAACCTATTTTCCCGATTTGAATACTGATGACTATATTTATATTAATATTAATGATTATAATACAGTCATTCCTCAAACCATCAACGATACATACTTTACAGTATTCGCAAAGATTCCGGTCACAGTCGACAAAGGACAGATTATTTTTGATAATGATTCAAATAATTCAACTAATAAAACATATCGTTTTCTACTACCCTCAAATTTACAACAACTAGAAATTCAATTGTTAGACAGGGGGGGACAAGAGCTCACATTTGATGGCAATTATTCTATGACCCTTGAAGTTGAAGAGATTTTGAACCAATCTCTCTATGAAAAAATGCGTGAGCTATAAGCAAGATGAACCATTACAATATGACTTCCACAAGTGAACAGTATCCGGCACCAAAGCACAGTGGTCGGGTTCCTAATATAAATGACCCTACAACTTTCCAATTCGCAGCCCGTCCTTACAAGTTGTACGCCGAAGGTACATCCGTGCTGGGCGACGACCCCCGTCGTGACCTTGTAGGAACGATGCACACCGAAACCCCTCTAAATTCTGTGTTCTTCAGTATCTCAAATATTGACCGGATCCAGCAGGCTATTCGCGACCAAGTATCGTCCATGAGTGGCGGAGAGTACGATATAGGACGCCAGAGTGATGACGATCTGCGCATTGTAATGCGAAGTTACTACCTAATGTTCGGTCGTAACGATCCTAACAACGTAGCCGGCGAATTAGAAGAATTAAATCGCAGAGTTATTGGTTACTGTGCGGGTAAAGTGTATTCAGAAGTAGATTTCCATATGTTTTATCGCAAAGACCTGGAGAATTTCGCTCCTGCTATAGCCAATCCCGTAAACGTGAAGTCCTACGGAACTCACGCTGGTGAACTGAAGTCCTTCTTCTAATGTTCGTTGTATTCAGTCAAATCATTTTTCAATGATAACCAATGGAACTATGTGAGTTTCGCGAGGTTATATACGGAACATTGAATAATCAATTATTCACATTCGAAACAAGTTGGGACTCATTTCGTCCCATCTCGTTTGTCGGATGGGATGGTTCAAACTTTGTAGCAGAGGATAGTGTCTATAAGAAGAATCTGTTTAGTTCTTATTATGGTTATGGCTCTGCCGATATGAAAAGATTGTGTAAGGAACTTACGAACACAACTGAATTGGGAAATGCGGTGTCTATTACCGATCCAGTCTCTTTTTGGAAATGGTGTAAGCATTCTCCCACTCACTGGTGGCACGATAGATCTGTTCTATTCTTGAATGCGTGCGTAGACAGGAGTAGGGTATCTTGGAAAAAATATATTGACCAAACTCATTCCCGACGACGAACGCTTCGCAATAATGTTCTAAATCGTGCGACAAAACGTTTAAGCGTCAAGTAATTATAGATACATAAACATGCGCATCAACATCATTTCTAATTTCGGTAAAAATACTGGGTTGAATCAGGACACATTTATCCTGCGAGGAATTATCACTGGTATTTTTGATAAGGATGTGAGTATTGCGTGTGTGCCACACGTATATCCTCACTGCGAAGAGGCAGACGCCAATATTTTTATTGAAACAATTAACCCATCGCTTTTCGCATACGCCCGCAAAAACATTTGGATTCCTAATATCGAATGGACACGTCGTACGTGGGAGCCTTATATGGGAATGGTTGATGAAATTTGGGTAAAGACGAAAGAGGCAGAAGACGTGTTTACCCAGCTTACCAAGACCACCATTCGTAATATTGGATGGACTTCAATTGATAAGGTTTGGGATACAACGATGAAGAAGAACTATCACAAGGCGTTTGTGCCGGTTGGTAAGAATTTCTACCGCCACCCTCGTCCAACCCTTCAGGCGTATATGCGTATCAAGGAGAATAACCCTACATTATACGAGAAGCTACCTATCCTTCACGTGGTATACTCGCCCGAGCATATACAGGTAACGGTGCCTGATAGTATCCAAGATAAAGTGATTGTTAAGGCTGAAGTTATGAAAGAGACAGAATACGATCAGCTGCTGAAAGAATGTGGACTTTGTATTTGTACAAGTTTGACCGAAGGGTTTTGCCACGCAGTTAATGAGGCGATGTCGGTAGGCTGTAATCTTATTCTGTCACCAATTCGTCCATTCGTTGACGACCTGGTAGGAGAGGTTCAAACTGGAGTAGATTATTGTGAAAAATTGAATTCACAGGAACAGACAGATTGCATTGGAACTTTAGTAGATGTTTCAATCCAGTCTATTTGCGATGCTCTTGAACGGTTTGTGAATACACCATTTAAGGAAAAGCGCAGTAGTTCAGAAGTTATTCGTCAGGTATATGAAACTCGTCACAAGACTTGGGTAACCAATATGAAGGAGCTGCTACCTAGAGTATTTGATACATCCCTACCGGAATACCGATTGAAGGATGTGTTCCCCAAAGAAGATGAGCTTCCTGATGTGTCCATCGTTACCCTCACCAAAGACCGTCGTAAATTTATGCCCCTAGCAAAGTACTGTTATCTACTACAGACGTATCCCGAAGACAAGATGGAATGGGTCATCGTTGACGATGGTGATGACGCAATTGAAGATACGCTGATCGGGGTACCAAATGTTACGTATGTCCGCTGTGAACCTGGAATGACTATAGGCCAGAAGCGAAACTTGGGAGTTTCCAAGGCACTGTACGATACGATTGTTATCTGCGATGATGACGATGTATATCCCGAGAATACAGTGCTACATCGTGTAGCAATGATGATGAAGGAACCGGTTAAAGAGTGCGGCTTCTGTACTACGATTCCCTGCTACGATATTACGAAGTACAGTTCGTTCATGAATGTTCCCCCAATGACGCTGCCCATGAGTCAGCGAGTATCGGAGGCAACGCTTGTTTTCACACGCAAGTTTTGGGAAGACCGTAAGTTTGACGATAGTTCGAATATCGCAGAAGGTGACGCATTTATTCGCGGTCGCGAGCAAATGTGCCGTGAGTTATCCCCACAGGAGGTTATTGTTAGTTTGACGCATCCTAAGAATTTATCGTCGCGAAAGATTCCGGACTTCAAGGAGCCCAACGGATGCCATTACGGGTTTAATGAAAAATTGTTTGCCCTCGTTTCAGAGATTGGTATCGCAATGGAACCACTTAATACTTCAGGCCAAACAGGGAGCGGCGAGACTTGCGAGACTTCTTCGTCTTGCGAGAGCGGCGGCGACGGGCACCCATAACCTCGGACTCCGCATCATCAACCTTGTCCTCGGCGACATCGGCGGCCTTCTCCACATCATCGGCGGCACCACCGAGCTTCTTGGCGTACTTCTTCAGCTGAACGATCTTCTTCTTGGTAGCGCGGAGCTTGCGCGACATACGGCGACGGCGACCACCAGAAACGGGGGCGGGCGACAGGGCGGAACTTTCCGAGGTGGAACCAGCAGGCATGTCGGACATTTTTATATCTTGAACGAGAGAAAAAAGAGTTTAGTCATTGAAATACATGGATGAAATTCAGAAACTACGCAGAACACATTAAACAATCAGGTTCACTTACAGACGGCTTCTTAGTGGGCTCAATCGTGAACTTCTGGGCGCTTGAAACAGCTTTTGTACGCAGATAGTAACAACCGGTCTTCAATCCTTGCTTCCAAGCGTACACGTGCATAGACGAAATCTTAGCATATGTGGGTTCGGCGAGGAACAGATTCAGCGACTGCGACTGACACACAAACGGAGCCCGGTCACGTGCCATGTTGATCAGCGTCTTCTGTGGGATTTCCCACGCAGTCTTGTAGAGTTCACGGATGTCTGCCGGGATTTCGGGAATATTTTGAATTGAACCGTTGTCTGAAATAATTTGCGTACGGATATCAGAAGTCCAAAGACCCAGTTTAGTGAGGTCGTTAACCAAATACTTATTGATTACCATGAAGTCTCCTGCTAGTACCCGACGGGCGTACAAGTTGGAGGTGAAAGGCTCAAAGCATTCATTATTGCCCAGGATTTGAGATGTAGACGCAGTTGGCATCGGGGCGACCAGCAGGGAATTGCGAGCCCCATAATGTTTCAAACTATTCCGCAGCATAGTCCAGTCAAGATAGGGAGTGTACTTGGGCTTTTCATTCCACAAGTCAAACTGGAACTTGCCCTGCGATAGAGGAGAACCTGCAAACGACGAATAACTAATCCCGGACACTTCATGCGTGGCGTGGTCAAATGTTCCGACCTCGCAAGTACGCTCGATCGACATCGTCATCGCAGCGTAATAAATGTTCTCGAAGATTTCGCGATTGAGCTTCGCAGCAGCTTCAGATGCCCAAGGCAGACGCATCATAGCAAACACGTCTGCGAGACCCTGAATGCCAATACCAATCGGGCGATGACGCATATTGGAATTACGGCACTCAGGCGTAGGATAGTAATTCTTGTCTATCACAATATCCAAGTTGCGCGTCAAAATAGATGTATAGTTTCTCAGCTTTTCAAAGTTGAACGTTCCATTCTCTACGAACTTGGGAAGAGCTAGTGAGCCCAAGTTACAAACGGCAGTCTCATCGGGTGACGTGAACTCGAGGATTTCGGTGCATAAATTTGAACTCTTAATTGTCCCCAAATTTTGTTGATTAGACTTGGAATTCGCAGAGTCCTTGTAGCACAGGTACGGTGTTCCAGTTTGGATTTGGGCATCCAGGATCATCTGCCACAACTTTTGGGCGGGGATTGTCTTGCGACCCTTACCCGCCTTCTCGTAAGACTCGTATAGCTTCTCAAACTCTTCGCTGTGGGTATCAGCTAGTCCAGGACACTCAGCAGGGCACATCAGCGTCCAATCCTGCTTTGCCTCCATGCGCTTCATGAATAGATCGGGGATCCACAGCCCATAGAACAAATCACGTGCTCGGTCTTCCTCTGCGCCCTGATTGAGCTTCAACTTGAGGAAATCCTCAATATCTGCGTGCCACGGCTCCAGGTAGATAGCGAATGAGCCATTACGCTTACCACCCTGGTTCACATACTTTGCGGTATCGTTGAATACCTTCAGCATAGGAACGATACCAGTTGACTCACCATTCGTTCCCTTGATGCGAGAACCACGTGCGCGAATGTTGTGAACTGATAGACCAATACCACCAGCCCACTTTGAAATTTGAGCACAGTCACCAAGGGTCTTATAAATTCCTTTGATTGAGTCGTCGTTCATAGTCAAGAGGAAGCAGGATGACAGCTGGGGCTTCATTCCGCCAGAGTTGAACAGCGTAGGAGTTGCGTGGATGAAGTAACCCTGTGAAAGTGCATCATAAGTATCCTTAACGTGCTGGAAATCATTCCTGTGAAGCTGGATAGCCACACGCATCCACATGTGCTGTGGGCGTTCCGTGATATGTCCATCCCGACGCAGAAGATACCCTTTCTCGAGCGTCTTGAACCCGAAGTAATCAAACATGTTATCGCGGGAATAATCAATCATTGATTGGTACGTGTCGGCATAATTACAAACCAGGTCGTGGTATTCATCGGACACCAACTGAACCGGTCCGTGATACAACTCCTCCACACATTCCAACAGAGTAGCAGGTGTATTCTTGTGGTGATTGTTAATCAGAATACGGGCTGCTAATGTTCCATAATTGGGATGAAAGCGAGCCTGCATCATTGCGCAAGTTTCTGCGGCAAACTCGTCCAACTGACTGGTACTCATACCATCCTGTAGTTGATTACATACTTTTTGGGCGACTAGATCAGGATTTACATGTTCGATTCCATCACTCAACATACGAATTCGCTGAAGAATCTGGTCGAACGATACAGGTACACGCTCGCCATTACGCTTTACTACGTATAGGTGCTCGGCCATTCTATACATTCTATACACGAGGTGGGAGAAAATCCGTTATCGCCGAAAAATTAAGAAATGAATTTCATAGGAATATGCATGGCTTCAATTTCTTTCGTGAATACCCCCAGTGAGTATGGGATGTTCAGCTTTTGAACGTTCGTATCCTTTCGTACGTCCAATAATCCAGATTCAGGATTAAACAGTGCTGTAATACCGTCACTTCTATCCATCAAACTTTCATTCAAGAACTTGGACACACCGTGAGAAACCAGTGAATCTCGTTCCATCTCGCCGATTCGCAGGCCCCCATCGTTCGAACGTCCTTCGGTTGGCTGATGCGTCAGCAGCTTCTTGGGACCCGTAGAGCGATAATTAATTTTGTCTTCAACCATGTGCTTCAAACGGAGGTAGTAAGTTGGTGCGGTGAATATTTCAACCGCCATCATTTCACCAGTCATTCCATTATACATAATTTCGTGCCCAAACGGATGCATTCCGGCCTTTTCAAGCAGAGCACGAACTTCAGGTACACGATTAGATGAAGAGAAAGCAGTTGAGTCTACCGAGCATCCCATATTTACTCCCAGTTTGGTCGTCATCATTTCAACAAACTGTCCGATAGTCATGCGACTGGGAAATGCGTGAGGATTGACAATCATATCAGGACGAAGGCCGGCAGCAGTATACGGCATGTCCGATTCGGGCAGCCGCATACCAACAGTACCCTTCTGTCCGTGTCGGGCAGAAAACTTATCTCCAAGTACTGGGATGCGACTTTCTGCTATGCGAATCTTAACGCCCCGCAGAAATACTGGGGCAGTCGTTTCATCAGAACTCTTTTGGTTAGCCGAACGAAAGTTCCGACGAGTTGGTTCGCCAGTGTATACGTATACACCGTCGATCACACCGTGCTGACCTTTCTTTGGAGTATATGAAACATCAAGATATCCGGTAATCTGACCTGACGCATTCGTTATTGGACTAACTATTCCTGCTAAGACGGTTTTATCGTCAACATACGAACCTGCTCGGATTATACCGTTACTGTCTAGCAAATCATAGTTATATCCTTCTTTACGAACAACTACATCACGATATTTGGGGTCCAATGATACATTCCCAAACTGCGTGTGCTTTTCGGTCGCAGGGTCTATCATCTCTTCCCCAATATCGTACGAATGGTAGTATGTGGTATTAAAGAGTCCCCGACGCAAAGATGAATCATTCAAGATGATTGAATCTTCCTGATTGTAGCCGGAATAAATAGCCAAGGCAACGATTGCGTTCTCTCCGTAAGGCAGGCATCCAATCATGGGATTATAAGTCCACGTATGGCTGAGTGGTCGCTGCGCGTAATTCAACCAGGTTGCGATAGTATCAAATCGTTTATTGAAGGCAGTATTGAACCAAGAACAAGCCTGTTTGGTCTGTTGGCAACTGAACATATTGCGCGGCGCCTGATTAAAATCCGGATGAGGAATGACACTCCCCGAAGCAGAAAACATTACCGTTCCGTGGATTTCGGACATATATTTTGGAGAAAAAGGTTCCATCGACAAGCGAACGGTTTCGGTTTCTGCTGCGTCCAAAAATTCAAACAATCTATCTTTCATTTGGTTCCACGATTTAGTGCCGTTAACCTTTTCCTCCGTTACACCCTTGCGATACACCGGCCGCATAGGACGTCCTGCGTCGGTAAAGATTGAATACTGATTCGCTTGACGATTCCAACTCAGTGATACTGTTCGAGGTATCGTGTTATCGTGACGAGCTTCGGTCAGTGCGTCGTGTATTTCATTCGCGTCATCTTCAAATACACCAATCAAGTCTGCGTTGAGGTATACCTTCGTCCATCGGGGATTCCAAGTTGAGGGATGAATAATGGACAAAGACCTAAAACTTGGGAAGTCCTGGCATATTTTTAGTATATCGGCCGACGGCGTCACGGTAGAAAGGGAACAAAATAGAGTCATAGATTTAATCATTCCAATATTATGACCGTCGGGGTTATCGGTGGGACACATGATACCCCACGTACTAGAATGAATACGGCGGGGCTCTACTACTTTCGTTCCTTTGTCCATCTGTAAGTTTACACGCCGCAGATGAGCGATTGTTCCCAAATAAGATAGACGAGAAAGCTCCTGCGAAATACCGTCCTTACCTCCCCACTGCCCTTTGAACGACTTTTCAAACTGGTTCAAGAAGTTATATGCTCGCCAGTAGTATCCAATCTTCTCTTCAGGAACTAAGTTAACAATCTTGTCACCAGCGTATACGACACGTTCGAATTCTACTCGGGAATCCATAGAAGTCAACATGGATTTTGCCACATCCTTATAGACCCGACGGAACTCTTGGAAACACAACTCCCCTGCGGCATCCAAACGCTTATACCTGAAATGGTCGCGGTCCGACGGTTCTTTGATACCCAGTGCTACGTCCATCGCTCCACGCACCATCTCACCGAGCAGGTAGGCCTTGCGTCGGAACAAAGAAGCCTGTGAATTATCCGACCGACAATGTGGTAGCATTTCGTTATACAGGTTCATCAGGACTCCCGCCTCGCTTCGGGTACGTGTTTGTCTCCGCAGGACCAGTAGGTTCGGGTCTTGATCTTGGTCGGTTTCCTTCTTCATTTCCTGCTGGATGAATTTCTCGTGCGAAAACACTAATTCGGTAAATAAGCTATCGTATTTATTCTTGTCGGCGTCAGGTAGTCCTGCCAGTATAGTGTCGTAAATATCCTGGTCACTTGTGAGTCCCAAAGCATAAAATACACTAAAAAGGGGAACTGGTTGGGTAAATCCTGGAAGAGTTATTACTGCTAGTCGGTTAGTGGAAAACTGGGAATAATCAGCTGCCTTTGAAATGATAACAGGGTCATCTATTGATTTGTTTGGTGGTGGAATTACCAAAAAGTGAGAATACGGTCCTCTCGTTCCGTCCTCCGAGGCAGACCGAATTCCTGCTGTATACTCGTACTTTTCTCCGACCGTGGAATCTTCTAGTTTACTAGCTTCTTGCTTTTCAACCAAACTTTTCTTACCAGAATCCGACTGGGTTACGTAACGACGCTTTGAGGCATAGAACATATTATTTCCAAGACGCTCCTGGGTCAGCAGTACTTTTTCGGCACCCGAAATGATAAAGTATCCACCAAGCTCAAACTTACACTCGCCTGCGTCATAGAGTTGTTCGGGGGTCATAGTGTGGAGATAACATAGGCTACTGCGGACCATCAGGGGAAGGCGTCCAATCAACACGGACTTGAAGGACCTGACTTCCTCCTTGGCTGATATGGTATAAACTATATCAATATTTGCTCGTACTTCAAGTGAATAAGTTTTGTTTTCAAGACGGCACATATGTGGCAGGATAGCGTTTCCGAGCTCGTCGGTTGGTGGATGATAGGTAATGTCGTTACCGTCACGCCCTCCTACATATACATCAACAAATCGGTCATCGGTGACGACCAAGTGCTGTGGATTTGACGCCTTAATAAATTGTGGAAGTTTTGTATCTAACAACTCCGCATACGAATCCAAGTGGTGTCTAACAAGTGGATTCGACGTGTCTGAAAAAAATGTGTTAAATACATGTTTAGCCATGCTCTTTACTTGTTATTAGAAAGTATGTTGAAAATGCTCGCGGCGGGGTTCGAACCCGCGACCATCGCCTTATAAGAGCGACACTCTGACCAACTGAGTTACGCAAGCATTTGAACTACACTGCTGCCGTTAAAATGGATTCTTATCCGCCAGATCCAACAACTTACCCCAAAATGCTGGATGTACTGTTGACTCTCCTGAAAAGGATTGACGACAACAACAATATCAGAGATTATGGCGATAACGTTATTCTATCGGATAACCCCGATGTGACAGACGCGGTCCGCATCGCAGAAGATGTACTCATTACCGATACGGGAGCTGTAAACTGGGAAGCAGTAAACGTTCTCATCCAACATGAATACAATGTATTTCCGATGGAGCGAGATAGTTTTGGCTGGCTTACTGGCGGAATTTCTACTAACAAAGGAATCTTGATGTTTGGATAATTAGCTATAAAATTTGAATATAACAAAGGCCGCCATAAATTGAGAGATCATATACATCAAAGCGGTTGGACCATCTGTTTTTCCAGATAAATAGTAGAAGAATGTTACTGCGGGATTTAGGTGTCCCGATGTAACCGTTTTTGCGATTACATATATCACCAAGGTAATAAGTAGTGCGCCGCCGTACCTTGCGCTTCCGTACAGAATCGCTAATGTTCCAATAAATTCATAAATAACACTTAAATCCATTATTTATATCAACGAAAAGCTTTACACAACTATCAGTATATGTAAATAAGGATGTTATGCGAAACACAAAGACCAGAAACATTTAGTGAAATTATAGGTCATGAAGAACCCAAGCGTATTCTTGAGGAGTATTTGACGAAAAAACCGTATACTGGATGTGTATTTTTGACTGGAACCGCGGGTATCGGTAAGACTACTCTTGCCTTGTCGTCTACCCGGATGTTTGGATTTGAGCCACTCGAAATAAACGCAAGTAAATCTATGCGCAGTTTTCAAGATGTAGAAAGGTTGCGTGAATCATGTAGAGCATCGTTTAGTATTCAGGCGTTCATACGTAACACTAAACAAACTTTATGTATTATTCTTGACGAAGTTGACGGAAGCGATCCACACGCACAACGCCGTATAATTGATTGGGTAAAAGATGAAACCCGAACAGTACCGATAATATGTACCGGTAACGATATTCCTGCGATATTCAAAAGAAATGCCGACATCATAAATATCGTCCGTTGCTATGCTCCAAAATCAAGCGATATTCAAAGCCTGTTCCCTAATAGCAATGTACAGTTACTGATAAAAGAATGTCAACACGACATTCGGCGCATTATTCACCGAATTCAATACGGAGAGTCTTATGTATTCCCAAAATATAGTATCCCTCCCACTGGGTTATGTGTAGAAGAGTCGTTCACTGCGAGGCAGAGGATGTTTCAACTTCCTGACCCCCTCGCACATCGTAACGACAAACCGGGCATCGAACGCTCATTGTAAACCAACTATCCAAGCAACTGCGGTGATACGAATGATTACAATGGCGAATACGGACGGCGTTGGAAGTAAGTGCGTCTTGACATACCGGGCACGTAGTTCCTGCGAGTGGAGTCGCAACATCTTCGGTCGCAGCGGTTATCTGATGGGCTGTCGGACGAACGGCAACTGGGTCCATGAAGTTTGTGGGAACATTCAGGGACAAAATTGTAGCCGCAGCATTAACAGTCTGGTTTCGGATATGATTCTGGAACACACGGTTTGCGATTTCCAAATAGCACAATTCATTCAGAAAGAAACGGGAAGTCAGAGCATCTCGGTGGTCTACAGAAATACGGTTCAACCCTCTAGACAAAAAGGCATTTCTACCTTCAATTAGTTCAGAAAGCAGTCCAAGCATCATTTCTTCGGGTTCCATTACTATTTGATTTGGTTCCTATTTGTAAATCTTATAAACAGGGTTTAAAACTATACTGAATATTTGTAAATAATGATAGTATTGATAAACTTTGCGCACAGCGGTTATACAAACGCACGAAAGTTACAAAAAGATACCGCTTTAACTGTTGGGAACATAGACAAGGTTATCGAGTATTCGTTTGATGATGTGGATGACGCTTTTAAAGAAAAAAATAATAGAATCCTTGCACATTGTAAAGGAGCAGGATATTGGATTTGGAAACCTTATGTAATTTTAAAAACACTCATGACATTAAACAATGATGATATATTAGTTTATTGTGATTCAGCGATGTCATTTGTGTCCTCTATTCAACCTTACATTAATGCTCTAAGTGGATCATTTATGTTATTTGAATTGGCTGGCCATCTAGAAACAAAGTTTACAAAGAGTGATGTCTTTAAGAGTTTGAACTGTTTGGAAAATAACGAGATTACATCAACCCGTCAATTATATGCAGCACAATCTATATGGAAAAAGAATAAAGATTCGATTAATTTTCTTAAAGAATGGTTAGCAGCATGTGAAGATTATCACTTAGTAACAGATGAACCATCGGTAGAACCCAACTTTCCAGATTTTTATGACCATAGACACGATCAGTCAATTATGTCTTGTTTAGGTAAACTAAATAAAAATAAATACAACATTACTATTGTTGGAGAGCCTTCACAGTATGGTGAGTCTATCAGAGATGCAACTCTTCCCCAACTTGTATGGCATCATCGTATCCGCAATTAACTATTACGTAAATATCTGTCCATTGGACCCTTACGGTACTTCTTAATCAGAGTTTGAAACATAAGTTCATCCAGTTCCTTTTCCTTTTTATCCAGAACTTTCAATGTAGCAGTTTCTTCATCAAGTCCGTCTTCAATGAGCTCCTGTAGCATAGTTGTATAATTGATTCGCTGTTTGTATCCTTCTAATTTTTCAAGTGCCAGAGCAAACAATTGTGCGACTGGATTTTGAATTTGATTAGTCACGTAGAATTCTGCGTCGGGTGTTAGATTACGTTGTCTCACATAATCAAGGTGCTCAATTCGGTCGCCTTGCTTTTTGTGTTGCTTTCGTTCCGATACATACACGAACGGAATTCTGTCACCAACCTGTGGTGCGCTTCCGGGGTCCCGCTCTTTCATACGCTTCGCAAGAACTACGTGGGCAAGTTGGTCGGGATTCTTGTAATCATCTCCCAGCTGTTTGGTGATAATAAACTTATCAAGTGGAATGCGATTTTGTAGCACATCCGCCAGTTTCGCGCTGACATATCGTTGTGCCTTTTGAATGTCTCGTTCTTCCATCAGGATATCCAGAGCACCACCGAAAATATCCTTGACGATTGGGGCACTGTCTCGGCGCTTGAGAGCGATACCCATTTCTTTGCGCTTGGGCTTGGCATTCGGGTCGTCTTCGTACAGCATACCAACATAACGCTTGCGACAGAACAGAATGAACGGAAATAGAGTCTTTTCGTACTCAATCCGGTGTGCTTTGCGGCATTGACTGGTGATTCGTTCGGCTGCTTGCTTCCCAAGTTCGATTGATTCAACCAGGGATTTAGTTTGGAACCGAATGAATACCGAGTCAGTATCCCCGTAAATAACCTCACCACCAAACTCTTCTTCAATAATCTTCTTTGCATCGTAAATCTTCTGTCTACCGACTGCGGTTGTACACGCAGCAACATACATATTCCTAATAGATGACGTCTTAGACCCAGTTTGACCGTACACCGAGTTGGCGACAACCTTGTAGGCCAGCTGTAGCCCATTCAGTACCGACTTTTGCGCGTCATCTTCAGTTTTCTCCATGAGTTTTCGGGTTTCCTTTCGTTTCTTCAGCAGAATATCCAGGGTCAGTGGAAGCAATCCAATATTGCTACCATCCTCTTTTGGTTGCGCGAATCCACAAATTGCCCGACCTACTAATTCGTTCTCATCGTTTCGCTCATCGTAACTGATTTCGTCTACTTTGAATCCAGTTGTATCTGGAAGTTCAACCGGCCACTGAAATGTTCGCTTTCCGTCGTTGTTATACTTCTTGACATAAACGAGTGTATCGGGTGACAAATTATAGGCAATCATATTCGATGGGTACAGTGAGTTGAAATCAAGCACTGGAATCGGTTGGTCTAGATACATGCCAATCTTGGGGGGCAACACGATAGCTCCTTCGTAGCTGGTATCGCCCTCAACGCTATTTTGTGTCATAATGATTTGATTTCGTTTGGATGCGTTATACACGACAGCCGAATAAATCTTGATGCCTTGCCCTCGCATAGAAATATATTGAACGGGAACACGACATACATCTGCCATGCCCCGAGCGTTGACCAGCGTATCCAACTTTGCGATTAGAGTTAGGACCAGGTCACAATCTTGAATACAGTATTTTGCGATGTACGAACGATCTGCGTCGGTACCAACATGTGCCTTGAAGATTTCGTGGTGGTCAACATCGTCCTTAGCAAACGACCACTCAAGTTTCTTCATTTCAGATTCATTCAAATCGTCAAATAGTTTACCCTCCTCCTGAAGTTCAACGATGAACTTCTTGGGATGAACTTCTTTTACTTTGAATTTCTTACCGTTCCGGTAGGGATTTATGGTATTGGTCATGATATCGAATCGCACCAAGTTACCTGCGAATAACCCTCGTGTACTTTTTGTATGAATTTCGTAAGTTTGTCCAACAGCCACTACGTCTGAAACTTTGTCACGCAGAAACTTGTTTGCTACATTGTCAAGTTTATAACTGTCCAGGTTCTGTTCGCGACGCATATTGAGATACAGATCCAAACAGGTTCGTCCGGGCATCGCAATGTACCGAACAGCGAACTTACCCGCCGCTACTTCAAATGTCTTGCGTTCTGTCTTTACATTCTCTCGCTTGTCGCCCCACTGCTTGACGTTCACTCGTCCAAATTCCAACTTTACGCCACAGTGTTTTGCTCGGTCTGCGATGTACGCATCGTCAAACCCAAACGTATTGTAGCCGATCATCACATCTGGGTTTTCATCGTGAACGAACTTTACAAAAGTTTCTAGTAGATGCTTCTCGTTTCGGCAAGTCACGAATTTTACAGTTGGGTCACTTGATGGAACACATGAGCCGTTGATAAACACATAACGAGCTTCAGATTGTAACAAAGTGTCGTTCCATCGCAAAGCAAATCCAATCTGTGTGATTTCATCGCCTGGATTAGATGACACTGGAAACTGACCGGTGCTTGAATATACTTCCAAGTCATAAGAGCCTACTAGCAAGGGAATAGACACTCCGCTGTGCGCAGATACCTCATCGTATGGAGTTTCGTAGCAAACGTCCCCGTCAAAGTCATCTTCAAACTCTGTGGTATTTTCGTCAAACTTGATGGGGGAAGCTGGACTCAAATCGCGTTGATGAAAGAAACGCAGTAGAGGAGGCAGGTCCGATTCGTACATATCTTCAGTCTTAACCGTGCGTGAACCAATCTTGGCATTTTGAAGAGTCTTTGCGACATTCTTAAAAGACCAAAGCGACTTACACTGAATCTTCCACACACGTGTAGGAGTCAAACTTGAAAACCCGCTCATAGCATCGTTCTTTGATTCGAGTGTAATTTTAGCATCTCTTACTGGACGCTCGCCGCCTCGCAGGATATTTTGAATAGTGCTAGACGTTTCGCCGTCGTACATCTTCAGATAGAAATATGGTTCAAAATCGGTGATTCGAACCTTTGCGACGTCCCCGTTCTGTGTTCGCCCGAAAACATCTATTACGTACTTGAAATTGACATCTTGTTCAACCCAGTCACAAGGTTGGAGATATATCGCCATTACTGATATTAATTGAGCTGAAAAAAGCCTATTCGTTTTCCCTTTAGAGATTGTATAATATAAAATTATAATAAATGACTTTAGGATTCATAATAATCCGTCATGTAAACTCATCAGTAACAAATGAATATTGGGCGGAAAGTTTGCGGTGTATAAAAAAATGGTATCCAGATTGTCCGGTAATGATAGTTGATGATAATAGTAATCCAAACTTCTTACATGAACCGGAAAGTCTTGACTTGACAAATGTAACTGTCGTTCAATCAGAATTTCACAAAAGAGCAGAACTGCTACCATATTATTATTTTCATAAACTAAAACCGTTTGATAAAGCAGTGATAATACACGATTCGGTATTCATTCAAAAATATGTAAACTTTGATAATGTAAACGATGTTTCTTTTTTATGGTCATTCACACATGACTGGGATGTGCCTGAATCAGAATTGGATATTATTAGCAAATTAAAATCGAATAATATCCTGCGAACAATCTACAATATCAAAGATATTTGGCTGGGATGTTTTGGAGTGATGAGTTGTATAACGCATGACTTTCTATCGAGTATCGTTGATAATTATGATATGTTTGATTTATTGAACTATATTGATTCTCGTGATAAACGAATGTGTTTGGAAAGAATTTTTGCGGTAATGTGTTATTCACTTACGGATGTACAATCTATATTTGGTGATATCAACAGTTATAATGGCCGATATATTGGTTATCAACTATACAAAAATAACGAACTAGAAGGACTTCCTTTTGTAAAGGTATTTACCGGACGCTAAACTAAAATATAACTTGGATATAATATGATGTCGTACTTTAATGCCGGTACACGAGCCGGATTTCCCGAAGCCCCTACAAGTATTCCAGCAGATTCAACACAAGCTTGGGGGTGTGGTGGGGGTAATGTTTTTGTTTCGATGGCGGATTATGTTGGATTAGTTCCGAGAGGTAACATGGGAAATGCCCCCGACTCAGGGTGCGCCGTTGATACCCAAACGCGACTGATGCGAGGCGACGCTGATACTCAGCGCCTGAAAGGTCACCAGCAGAACTTCGCCCGTCCATGGGCAACTACGCCTTTCTTAGCAATGGGCAGCGTAGAAGATATCCCTCAGCAAACAAAGGTTATATTCGGTCACTCTACTGCTAACCGAAAAAGCATTCAGACCACGAGTGATTCTCAGTTTCCTGTGTTTGAGCCTCTTCTTCCACAGAAGGAAGCTGACATATCTGCAAGTAACTATTTTGTAGAGCCGTTTCTCCGAGGGGGGCTGGCGTCACGACTTCTGACGAAGGAGCGGGTTGATTTGAAGTAATACTGTTCTCAATTTCACGTGTCATCTTCTCCATGGTAGGACGTAAATTTTGAACCACCTCCTCGTCGGGGGTTATATCCTCTCGCTTTCGCTTGCGGGGGTTAGAGATAGATGCGGTTTTAGGGAGGGGCGCTATCTTGTCCAAAATGTACTCTATCGCATCTACCGTATCACACTTCTCGTTATAAGCAAACTGTGCTTCCTCTTCAGAACATCCAGTCAAGGACATAATTAAAGGGATTGGGTCTGTCATTTTTTACTGCTATGAATGTAAATACTGTTAAGATGCGTTTTATAGATGCGTTATGTCCACCCGCTCTACTGTATCTGCTGTTCGTGACGATTCAAATCGCACTCGACGTAGCTATGGGTTCTCTATTGACCGCCGGAGTCAAGACCGTGTTCGGTGTTATAACCGTATTCGCCCTGGATGCGCTTTGTGGAATTGATTTGGGTATAGTGTCGTGGGCGATCGTAGCTACGCCATTCATCGTAACCTCACTTGCGACCGCGATTGCGATGGGACTTGACGCCGACCGCGTTGTTACTAAGAAAGTGAAGGAAGCATTCGAGTCGCCGCCTATGGAAGAGTCTAGTGGCGGTGTTACCGAAGAGTCGCAGACTGCCGAAGATTACCCATTTTCAACCAATTCCCCTATTCAAGAGTAATATGCTCTACTGGATTTATACCCAAATGTTCGGTTGCTGTCGCAGAGTAGATAAGCTTCTGTTTCGGGATGAGTCGGAGCCCCGTAAAGAACTAACTATCGATATCCCATTACCGACATATCCGTGGCTGAGCATTTGCGCCGTGCTCGACGATGAGGAGATTGACGTTACAGAGCTAGTTAACACCGATGTTGAACCCGGACAAGTTGTTACGACTGAGTGGCTCGCGGGACTGCTAGGTGGCGAAAATATTGAAAGATGGGAGTATATTGATAGTTTGACGTTTGAAGTTAAGGAAATCACATCGGAAGGATTAGTAAATGAAGTTAAGCCCAAGACTGACTAACTATTTTCTTTGGAACTCAACTGACTTCTTCAAATCCGCAGAACAATTCAATATTCTGACGGAAAAATTCTTATCACCGTCGCTGGTTGTGTGGTTTGATATGATAGGAAATCCTCTAATAATGCTCGCAGTTGCTCTGTACACTAAAAAATTACCGTCTATTCTGTCGGTCCTGGGTATTTTGAAAACGCTCCAGGTATGGTATGAATGGTATGAATACACGTGTGTAAAAGAACGGGTTATTGAATGGAAGGAAATTGTCAACGCAGCCGGTGGACCGTATATATCTACGAACGATACAAATTACATGTCCTATGTATACGCTGACGGGATACAGCGTTTATTTAATAATCAAATGACGCGCCAGGTTCATCCCAGCCACCCCACTGCTCAGAAGAATCATTCTCCTCCTCCTTGAGCATATCGTCGTACTGCTTGACTATCATCCGTTCGTTGTCGATATCGTTCATGAAAATTTTCCGGTCGTTGGGATCAATTTGGTAGTCATACCTATCGATGAGATGTACCATCATGAAGAACTCGTCTTCCTCGCTTAGGTGAATCATCTCCTTGCAAATTTCGTCGTCCTCATCCCACTCGTCAGAAGGCTTACGTGCAATCTCCTGACGTGTGTGATTAATATAGAACTCCATGTTGGGGGGTACTTCCCTCTACCCTGGGAATGTTAAATCCGTTTTCAGGTATTTTTTACATTGAACGCACCGAGAGCCGAAGCACCGCGAGTGCTTCCCACATCTACGTAATTTGCGATACCCCGCGAGCCGGTTCCCGTAAATCCGGCCGTAGCAGACTGGAACCGAGTCCCTCCACGAACCTTGCGCGTCTTACGGCGACGACCACCCTTCGTCACATAACTGGGAACACCGACCTCCTGCGACGTCTTCCACAGGGGCGCACCAGTTCCTACTTTACCATCAAATCCATAGTAACCACCCTTCTTTACGGTGCGGCGACCCTTACGACCTGTGCGTTTCTTATGGGACTTCTTGTGGGGCATTTACTTCTAGTTTGGAAAACTTATAAATCTCCAACTCCCATCTTCTTCTCGGACACAACGCAACTTGAATGAATCCCCTAGCAACCGAAGTTCTTCTGATAGTTTCAAAGTAGGAACGCGCAGATATCCATCCCCTTCCACTTCATAGCAATCGGGTAGCGGTAGTTTTTTTACCGTTACTAATTTACCACCATCACTGTCCTGATAGTATCCCTTGGCTCCGATGTCATCCGTATAAACTTCGTAGCCCCGAATCTTTGGCGAAACTAAGTCGGCTTTATGAATCAACTTAATTGAGCCTGGAAAGGAATAAACGAACATCGGCAGCCATTCTTTCAGCCATTCATAACGCTGCTGAAACGTTGAGCACATAAAGATACAGTTTGAATTGTATACCCAAACATCGGCCACTACAAAATCCGTAGCATTCAGTCGTTCTACTCGCAAAAATGTATCATTACATATCCGAAAATCGGCAGAACAAGGGACGGTATAACACTCCTGTGGTGTAATCCATACACACACGGGAATGTTGTTATCATGTGTAAATACTAGCCATCCGGATTTACCGATGGTTTGTGGAACTTCAAACCCCTGGGGGGCGGGTTTCTTGAAGACCGTCCGGAAAGCCGGAGTCCAGTCGTAAAGACGTTGAAGACGGTGTAGAACGTGGTTCATACTCCGGCAGTTGTACTTCCTGCGTCTGCTGTGTTAAAACTGGGGGTAATGAGGCCGATAGCGGAACCGAGACTGGCGGTGATACTGGTACAGACAGTGGTAGGTTAATTGGAGCCATTAGCGGAGCCATTTGGGGGGCACTTAGCGGCGCAGCATGTACCGGCACGTCGCGGTAGATTACCTTCGGCTCCGGTGGGTACATAATGCGCACGACTGCGAACGTAATTAGCTGTAGGAGAGCAATAACAACAATAGTTGCGACTGCTGTATAAAATACATCAAGTAGAATCATCCTTATTGAACTGAAAGTTTATCTACGCATCATTATTACGCAATAAAATAGATAACTATAATAAAATGGTCAAAGTCGTAGACGAGCTAGAGAAGAAAGTCATTGAGGAGCTGAAGAAGGCAGAAACGTTGGTAGTTACCGAGGTTGACGGTAAAGTATTCACTTGCTGGGGCTGGAATGTTCGTATCTATCGCAACCCCAGTACCCACATTCCTCCCAAGCTAGTGGAGACTCCCGATAATAAGTCAGAGACTCCGAGTGCTCCGGCTTCGGTATAATCCCAACCCAAGGTTCGGACAAAAACTCCATTTCGCGTCTGTTGGGAATAGTTAAAAACTTTTGACGAAGTTGGAGTTCGGGAATATAGCACCATCCATCTTGCGCCCAAATACGTGTGATTTTGGTCCCCGTCTTATTATACATATAAGACGCCGTCTTTGATACCTTGACTAGCATTATCTGAACTACTGTTCCTTACGCTTAAACCCAGTGCTTCCCGCATAGGTTGATATTTTTGAATGATTTCGGTCAAAATCTTTGCGTCATAAAACGACCCGTGAAGTCTGGATAATACTGGCTTTCTGCGGAACACATGTTCGTACAGTTCACTCAACTTGGGAGGTTTGTTTCCACCGCCCGACTTGAAAGGAATACGACACATGGTGGTTGAAAGTTTCATAGAGCACTTTGTCGGTGACTGAAATCGGTATACATCACCATTCAAGTCCCAGTACACTGCGTTCATGATGACGTTCTCGTCAAAGTTCATATTATGTGCGACGTACATATCACATTCAGTTTCAAAGAACTCCCGGATAATTTCTCCGAGTGGAGCCCCATAACTTTCCGCGAATGAGTGTCGGATTCCGTGAATAGCAGTCGAATCTTCGGGAATCGTCCAACCGATTGGCTTGATGATGTAGGACTTTTGCGATTCAATCTTATTTGTTTCCGAATCAAGAACCATCCATGCGATAGATACCACATGGGGCCAGTTGTGGGGCTGGCGCTGTGCGGGAATCTTCCAGTCAACGGGGAGCCCAGTTGTTTCAGTGTCGAAAATAAGAACCTTCATTCTGTAGTAGAACACACTATTTTGGGATTATAAATCCGTTTCGCTAATCGACATACGCAACCAGCACATCATTCTCGATGTGACCATTCAAGTAGGAAAATTTATAGTTTGGGTTTATTGTTCTAATCTTATCTTTTATGCTTTCAATATAGTTTACATCGCCGAACGTTGTCTCACCCCAAGGGTACATGTCTTTCAATAGTCGTACATCGTCGACACAAATAACGTTGTCTTTACGCGATAACTGTCCAATAGCATCTAGCTCAAAGAACAATGGACATCTGTATTTGAAATTATGAATATCTGGGTTATCTACATGTGCATCTAGAAAGAATAATGTCTTCTTCTCGAAATCACGGTTATTATTTATATGTCTTGATAAATTTACACTATCATCTTTAATTAGTTTGTAGCGATTCTTATATATATCATCTTTGAAGACTTCAAAGCCTAGCTCTACCCAATCATCACGAATTTCGACACAATATACTTTCTCGAAGTTACATTTTAGTGCAAGCTTGCTGCTAACATCATCCCGAGGATCCCATAAGCCGGTTTCTAAGTATGTCTGACACCCGTGTAATTTACGCAAGTCTTCCAAATCAAAAACTATTGGCATTAATTTAAAGTAATTGATACTATGAAAATGTCTTTTGCGTTTGCAAAATAGCCTGAATCCACTGCGGAATATTTGAAGTCAGCTGCTTGATAGCGATAATATCCTGTGGCACCTTGTAGTGAATATCCAGAGTAGTACTTTCGCAAATGTATACAATCGCATTAATGAGGAAACATATACGACTCTTCAAATTAGCAGGGTTCCATCGCAGGCAGTGTAACTTGAATAATGCCTCTATGTATGGTTCGAGTATTCCAGCTTGCGGCGAATTTTTAACCGCGTCCATAACCGTATCCCAAAGCAACCAAATTATGTGATGAGAAAACTTGTCGTCTACATATGAATTTGAACGAACATTACATACCAACTCAACCTTATTCTGCTTTTTGAACTGACTTGAATACTTCAGCAGCCACGCAGTCCAATATAGTGAACGGGTTACATCACGAGTTTCCGGACGCAAACAATACACAAGTTCATTGAGTGGTATATAAATTTCCATCGGGTCATCTTTCAAACACAGGTGTCGCCCGTAGTTTGCGGACGGGGACTTTAAGTTTTCTTGAATCGTCAAGTGTTGAAAATCGTGCTCGGGTTTTATTTTCGGCAAAGATGGTAGTTTATTCTTGCGACAGAACGCGATAGTGGCAGCTGCTTCGCATACTAAGTCTCGGACATCTTGGTTATTGCGTATACCGGTCATCGCCATAACCGAATACTGTCCTTCGTATGTTGCGAATTTTTCGTATTTTTGAACAAGATATAGGAATACATTAGGAGCAGCACGATTAACATGTTTGGCCGCGCATTCAAATAAAGTACTCCACAAGGAATGAACGAGTCCGGAACATAACAACTCTAGCACCCAGTAACATGTGTAATCTGCGTGCCCGAGTTTGATATTTTCTTCAATTACTTTGTACACGTGAGCCCTCAAATGTCCAGAAAACGTGAACTTTTGGAAATCGGCTATAGTCCGAGGGTCGTGGATATCCATTGTTTAAACGATGAGAAGTCTGTAACCTGTATTTCTCCGCGAGAATACAATGCTATTCCAAATCCTATAATCAAAATGAGAAACCCTATTCCGTGAACCCACGAACCTCCAACCGCATAGTTTGCTATAACAAGTACAATCGTCCAAAATAAAATTTGTAATATCGTATTAGTCTGCTTTGATAATTTTACATGCTCTTTTTCTTTCACTATTTCAGCTTCTAATGTTTTAGCTTTCGTCTTAATTTCCTCAAGTTCCCCTTCGGAAGACTTCAGCATATTTTTGTAAGTATTTGCGGTATCTACGACCTCCTTTGCGTTTATCATCTCACCAGTTTCAGTGGTGTATGTGCTTCTGATATGCGAGATAATTATCTCACGACCATCATCTGCTAGAGGGATCTTATCATATTTGCTGGTTGACCCACCCTCGGGAACTGCGGTTCTCAGTAATGTGTTTATAGAATCTCCAACTCGACGGTAGTCCATCTCTTATTTAAACTACACGGAAAAAGCCAAGACCTCCCATATGTTTTAAGTAACCCGAGCGAGCACCGTTATCCTCAAACCCACGAATATGTTGTCCGTCAACCAATACACCGGTACCCTTTCGTCCATTGGTATTACTTTGCGAAATCATATCAAGAGCAATCGCATGCTGACGTTTCATCCGGGTAACCAGAGAGGCATCGGTCGCAGGACCTTTCTTAAATTCACCAGGGTCGTTACGATCAATTAAAGATACCTTAGGCATTTATTCTATCTAAACAAAATGTAATGAACCCCCAAGAGTTCCGAGTTGAACGCGATAAGCGTTTGAGGGAATTTAATGATAAATATACCTCATTGAAGGGTGAGTATTCGGCAGCGCTGCAGTCCTCTATGAATGAAAAGGACCGCGCTAAACAGTGTATGTTAATCAAAACTACGCTGGATAAAAACAGGGAAATTACTCAACTGATAGAGTCATTTTTGATGCTATCAGACGGTAATAATTGTAAATTAACCCAGACGATGATTCGTAATTTGAGAGCAGATATTGAAAAATATAAGCAGCACCACGCAGAGATTAAACAGGGTCGCGACCGATTATATACACTTCAAGAGTCATACAACCAAGTCCAGCAGGAATCAAATGTCGCACAAGGTTCTCAATTTTTATATATTATTTTGATAGCTTTTGCTATCATAGTAGTCGTCGTTCTTGTAGGAGCATCACGCATTCGTGACATCTTCAACGCAGAGCCTGTAGCGCCTGTTATTCCCAGAAGATTCACATAGTCCCAGTACCTCAATGACGTTTCCAGGACGAGCACCAATCCACTTTGCCATCGGGTCCTGGCAATCAATCTTTGGAAACTGCTCAGGACTTGTGGCGTGAAACTCCTTCAGTACCGACTCAAGTTCATCCAACATCAAAATTCGGTGCTTAGGGACCTTGCGGTGTTGCGAAATGTCAAACTGTAGATGACGAAGCTCAAATATTTGAACCAGTTTATGTTCGGGGTCCGCGATATGCCGACGGAGACGAGTTAGTACCGCAGCCGACGGGTGTGCGTCGCTGATAATAACAGCACCATTGTTATATCCATTGTTATCTGCGAACTCGATAATATTAGACAGGTCCTTATCAGATACACGGGCTTTCTCACTGAATACCACGAGCACTCCGCCATAAACATACATATGCGTATCCGCCAGCGGGGCGTTTACCGACTCATAACGGATATCTTCTACTCCCCGATACTTAAAGATTGTTTTGAGTGTCTCAAGTGCTCGTGTCTCCATACTTGTGTATTTAAAATATTATGAAAACGCTATTCGTTTTTTAGCAGAATAGTTTAAATGTGGATAGTTATATTTCTAGTTCTCGCAGTCGCATCTGTAATATTGGTTCTCACGCAATTTGTTCAGGCGTCAACTCCTACGCGGGAACAAAAAATGGTAGCGTTAGATGCCACACCAGCGTCGTCTTACCAGCAGACTACAAATCACTTTCAAATGACCCCAGTGAATTTTGGTGCTGTTAGTGGGTTTGAAACTCCTTTCCGAGTGAATATGTACCAAGCGTATATGGAGGCTTAATCTATAGCGCGAGTACCGTCTTATCCTTAGCCTTCTCGGGAAGCGTCCCCGCCTGTCGGTGAGTTTGAATTTCCGTCCAAGTAGTATTGAAATATGGAAGATTAGTATCCAACCAATTTGTGTCCTTTTCAACTACCTGGTGTCTGTATTTCCGTAGCACCCAAAATACAAACATCCAATCGCGGCCATCATTTTTTGTAACCTCGTCTTTCCACTCTACAACCGTTCGTGTGTCGTTGAAGTTACGATAGAGTACTTCATTCCCATCATCAGACACCAAGAATACCGATTTGTACTTGGTTTGGACTTCTGACCATTCGGTAAACTTCATATCGCGAAACTTCATTTCCATGTAGTCGCAGCAGTTCAATTGCGCACACTCCATCTGTAGCTGCATTTGGTGGATGTACATAGCAGGAACGGGCGTTGTCTCGTCAAAATCACGGGAAATGGGACACTTGAATTCTACCAATCTACCGTATCGGGGGTCGCTGGTATCCGCAGTAAGTTGAATTCCGTCGGGTGACGCGCCAAGGAAGCTGTGGGTTGGATGGGGGATACAAGTAGTATCCACAATTTGTACACCGAACATATCCTCAAATATATGCTTGGCGATAGGTTCATATCGGGTTCCCCAAACCAGCGAACGGGCAGTATTCATTTGCGATGAGGAATCACGGGGGGTTAGTTTGTTGACGATAATTTCGTGTCGTTGCGACGGGGTTGCTTCTTTTGTGGTTTTGTAAATTTCGGAGGCAGTCAACATTTCACCGCGCTTGAGGTGCCATGCGTTCGTTCGCTGGTCGTTTTGGCCGTACGTATCAATCAACCATTTAACGTGAGACTCCATCCTTACTTACTCACAACTGGTTACGTGTATTTCGTTTTCACATAAAATTCAAATTCCAAGTATGGAAATTCAATCACAGGAACAATGGGTACTATATCGGCTCGAGAAATTCTATTCTAAGCAGGACAATCTCCAAACGGTTGGCGATATTCTTGGTGGTAATTCTAAAGCGTCGCTGCGACTAATTGACTGGTTTGTAACCAACTATTCCAAGAAGTACAATATCTCATATTTGACAAAACAGGGTAAACATGTGGTAGTATTTCTATCTTATAAGTCACATTTGAAAGCTTATAGCAAAAAGATGTTTGACCCGTTCTGTCGTTCCAAGCGAGTCAAATTTCACGACTTGGATACTACAGTTGGACAGTTGAACTTCTTTGAGTGGGCGATAACTGACGAGGTGCTCGATTACATACTTTCGCACCACGATGAAATTCATCGTGATATGGAAACACGACTACACGACGCAAAGAATATGGTAGAGCCCAAGAAGCGCCATGAGCTATCTCGTTCTGCCACAAACTCGGTTCACAAGCATGATATTAAGGTTACGGTTAAGTTCGATTAATACATTTGTTAAATTCGCAGTTTATTTAGCTAAATAGTTAATAGGAATGCAATCTATTCGACGAAAGAAATTAGTATATGAGGATACCGGAACGTCCGTACTTGAACACGACGACGATTATGATTCAGAGTTAATCTATATTGGAAACGACAGGGTTTATAAGGGAGCAATAGACCCTAAATATACCGAGTTTGGATTAGATGTTCAGTGGTTGTATAACGATGTATCAGAACGAGTTGGTCTGATTGAATACGAAACACTTGACCGAGAAGTTTATGAAGTCCTGTGGTACTACAGCAACCCGTATGCGACCTTCTTTCAAGAACGCGACTGGAAAACATCCGGTGCTACGGTATTCTCCAAAATGACAAATGAGGCATACGGGGATTCCCTGAACTCCGAATTTAAAAACATAGTGTTGGGGACTGATGAGCGTGTTATAATGCCATATATGTTGGACGGCATGCCATCTTATTACTATGAATGTTCCGATTGTAAAAAAAGAACGTTTTCAGCGACTAACAGTTGTAGTTCATTGAAAAAGATATATTTTTCTGTTAGTACTCCTATTTTATTTTTAGATGATTCATATGTTATTTATACTCCACCGACTGATTCTAAGATTTGGAAACTTATACCGCCCCCGCAGCTGGGCGACGACGGCGAGCAGCCGGCTGAACCGGTGTCGGCTCCGGAACAGGGTCAATAGCATCAATGTCTGGAATCTCCACATTCACTGCTGTATCCTCGGACGTCGGCGCAGGCTCGGCTACCGGAGTAGCTACGACGGTCTCCTCCTCATCAGCATCCTCAATGTCATCAGCGAAGACGCTAGCAGCCGTAATCTTCTGCTGAGGGAACACCTGAGCATACGATAGGCGCCACGTAACACCAAACGAACCGTTGACGTTGTAGATAGAACCACTAACGACAAGGTTCGCCTCGATGCCCTTGGGGAACACAGCAGGTAGACTGGATGGGTACACTACCATAGGGTTACCCTTGGCGTCGATGAACTCGGTGCTTACCCGATTGTCATAGACAGGAACCTTGATAGTCACACTAGGCGGGTACTTGCCATTGGGGACATACTCGTCGCCGTTCTTGTCTACTGAGACACGCAGTAGCTTCTTGAAGCTATCGCGAATCGCCTCCTCCGAACGCTTCTTCTTGAACCAAGAAGTACTGTTCTCAAGAGCGGTTGCGATAATCTTCTCCTCCATGTCAACCAGAAAGTTGTAGAACTTTGACATGTCATCGGTACCGGAGGCTCGCTCCTTGCCATACTTGTCTACAGACTCACCCATAGACCCGAATAGTGAATAGGTCTTGGAGTCAGTCTGCTCGTTCTCGCGAATCATGATACCAGCACCGAACTTCATACGAGGTAGGCGCAGCTGTAGATTCTGACCGTCATACTTGATACTAATCGTAGGGTTGCGACCTGCGGTTGACTTGCCGATAGAGAAGGTGATACGGTTCACGTCAATGTTGCGCACGTTTACAATAGCGGAGTTAGTAGACATCTTGTTGGTTGTGTGTCTTGATATACGCTGGCTAGCTCTATATCCGTTTTCAACGAAATACCGAAAATCAATAAATCATGAGCTCATGTGTGGCCTGTAAAAGTCTAACAAGCAATGAACGTTGCCCAAATCGTGTAATTTCGGGAATACAGTTTTGTGGTAAGCACGTTCGGGCTCCAAACAAGAGACTTTGGCATGTTGTTAATCACACTGACACAAAGGTTATTCTTATTCAAAAAATGTGGAGGGCTTCTTCGGTTCGTTTTCGTTTAAAATTAGCCGGTCCTGGAGTGCTGAAGAGAGCGCTGTGTCTTAACGACGAAGACGTTGTAACTCTCGAAAGCAAAGATAAGCAACACCCGTTTGATTTCTTTTCATTTGAGGAGGATGGAAAAGTGTGGTGGTTCGATGTCCTGAGTATAATCGGGTGCTTGAATTCTGCGTTGCGCCCGACAAATCCTTATACTAGACAACCGCTAACCCAGGATACTCGTCGCAGACTACGGGCGGTTTATAAATACCGAATACACAACCGACTTCCAATATCACACCAACCTGCGGTGAAGAAGAGCTACGAAGAACTAATTGATCACCACTGGATGAAGGTTGTACAAATAATACATGAGAACGGGTTCGAAGATGTTCATCCCAACAACTTTGTATCACTAGACAAACCACAAGTGTTCATATTCCTAAACTATCTGGTGACTGATATGTCCGCTCTTGCTATGGAACATCCACCGAGCTCCCGCCGGTACCGATGGCTAGCTGCTATCAAGCGAGAGCGCGATATGTTTAACGCGAACCCACATAGTCAAATTCAAATACCAGCCCTCATTTTGAGTCTGTTGAACTCGATGGGTGACGAATTTCACTTTTGTTTTATTTTGATGAGCGCCCTCTACCGCGTGTGATTTAAACAGGTCAGGCGGATACATAGTATACCAACGCGTTAAAAATGTCCTCCACGAAGTCAGCTGTTAATTCAAACAAGATGCCCGTGACCAAGAAGACCCCTGCCAAGCCCGCCGCCAAGACCGAGGTGACTGTGCCCGTCGCCGCCCCTCCTACGCCCACGACTACGTCATCCTCCACGCCTGCTCCTACGCCCGCGACTACGTCGGCCCCAGCGCCAACGACTGTCTCTGATGTCCGCTCCGCTGATGCTATCCTGACGTCTGTTCAGGATGCGCTGAAGGCCCTGAACGTTGAGGTGACCGGCCGTGTGCGTGCCCTAGTCGCTGATGCGCTCGCCGCGGCGAAGGCCCTCAAGCGTGAGTCCCGCGAGTCCAAGCGTCGTGTGCGCAAGGACCCCGAGACGATGACCCCCGAGGAGCGCGCAACTTGGGAGGCCCGTCGTGCGAGCAACGCCTTCCTGAAGCCCCGTGCGATTACGGATGAGCTCGCGAAGTTCATGAGCCTGCCCGCCAAGTCGCAGGTGAGCCAGACGCAGGTCACGAAGTTCATCTCCACCTACGTGAAGGAGCACGGCTGCTTTGACCCTAACTTCAAGCGCCGCATTGTCCCTGACGCTGCCCTCGGTAAGCTCCTCCGCGCCAAGGATGGCCAGGAGATTACGTACCTGAACCTCCAGAGCTTCCTGAAGGTTCACTTCATCAAGACGGATGCCCCTAAGGCTGCGTAAGTTTCCTAGTTCTTAAAACTAGGTGGTGGACATGACCTTGGACGATACAATATTATATTCCCTTGAATGGGTATTTTTGATAACAATAATAGAACTTTTGATACTAATAATATTAGACGCTAGGAGGCATAGCTCAGTTGGTTAGAGCACTCGGCTGTTATCATAGCGGCTCAGCAACCGAGAAGTCCACAGTTCGATTCTGTGTGTCTCCGCAGCACTCATAGTTCAGTGGTAGAATGCAACCCTTCCAAGGTTGTAGCCCGGGTTCGATTCCCGGTGAATGCATATGTGGGAGCAAACGCTTTCAGATATGTTTTTAAGAAAACGGATTTAAGTCACGCCAGGTAATGAACAGTACCCCCCAAAATGTACAAGACCCGGCTCCAGACCACCGAGAACCGCATTGGCGACTACAAGAACAAGAACTTTACTGGCCCTCCAGAGTTAGTGCCGGTTCACCCTCTCGGTGATGCTGTGTACGAGGACATGGACGAGAGTACGACTTACACCATCAAGACCGAGGACGGCACTGTATACAAGTGGTTCATTGCGCTATACGTTCCTGATAATAAGTATGAGAACAACGTTCGTAACTGTGTCTCGCGAACCAAGGGAGATTTGACGACATGGTGGGAAGAGCCGTGCGACATCAACGAGATGGTTTATCGGAAGCCGTGGGGTATTACTTCGCAGTACAAGAGTGATGGTAGCATCATTATGCACTACAGCAAGGGTAACAACGCTGGAGAGACGCACTACTACTCTCCCAAGAATAGGCTCGTCAATCCGATTGAAGGGCTCCAGTCCATGAGTAGTGGTTTCGATGAAAAAAGCGAGACAGTTTACTACCCAACGCCGAACTACAAGATGATGGACTACCAGATTCTGGTGTTTCAGAATCACGACATGTATACTTCGGAGATTGTTCCTGCTAATGAGGTGGTAGATGCATACGTTAAGATGTGTTTCAAGTATGTGCCACCAGAGTACGTTGATGAGGAGTACACGGACTTTCACGCGACTGAGAGATATGTAAAATACCACGATAGGTCGGGTGGCGACAAGCCGATGATGGTTTTGATGACTGGCGTCTTCACTCCCGAGATGATTACTGCTATTGAAGATGGACTGAAAGATTTCTACATTCGTCGGTGCGAAGAGTGCCACGTCGTCATCAACGAGAAAGATATGGTTATTTGCAGGACCTGTCTCCGTGCGGTTTAAACAAAGAAAGCAAAAATATAATCAGGAACATGTTTCCTAAATCCCATGTAGTCTAACGGCAAGGATACCTGGCTTTCACCCAGGGGGACGGGGTTCGATTCCCCGCATGGGAAAAATATGAGTTGCTGTATAGCACTTCATATTTTTCTTTTTAATTGGTGATTTATCATCCTACTCTAGCGAGGATTGTTAATCCGTTATTATTTGTGAATCGGTCTTCCAGTATCCAGTTTGGGTTATCTATTAAGAACTCCTCAACCGCGGGCCATAATCCTCTGTTAATTTCTGAAATCGGTATTCCGGTTATATTGCTCTGCTGCGTCGCGTCCATATTACGTCTTATGGTTTCTCCTTCCCATTCATCGACTGTAGTGTCGTGAAGAATAATATATTTTAGAACACTGTTGTGCCAACGGGAAAGCTCTCTCTTTAACTGACCATAAACATGCCAGGTATCAATAAAAAGTAGTTCGGTTGTCTCAATTGGACAATCCAGGTCGCTAGCAGCGTGAAATATGGTATTTACATTTTCATTCCTACACTCGGTTTGAAATACTGAAATGTTTGAAGAATATACCGGATCAACTTGTACTAGTTTATTGGATGGCTTACCTTTAAGGGCAACGGCAAAAGCGTATGAACTTACCGCACTCCGGACACCGCACTCAGTTATATGGGAACAACCACGTGAATAGTGATTCAATGTCGGGAGATGTTCATTAATGTCCGATGGATTCATACAGTGTGCAATATATTTTGAAAGCAAGGTGTTTTTATAATGAATTGCATTTATCATCGGCATATTGTAATATCCATGTATTTTAACGCCTAATACTTACCGCATGGGAAAAATATGAGTTGCTGTATAGCACTTCATATTTTTCTTTTTTTTAGTTTTTATGGTTTAGAAGTTCGGGCGGCTCATGGCGGACTTGAACGGATCACGAATCCGCTCAGTTAGAACATAATTTCTTGCATTCAAGTTATTAATTTCAGCAGTTAGTGCCTCAATCTCATCACGGAGCTCCTGATTTTGCTTCTTCAGCACTTCAATGTCCTCCTTGAGTGACGGCCGGAACATCGCGGGATCTGACACCGGCTTGGGCTTCATCTTGGAGAAGTCGATCTTCACAGGAGGCGGCGCCAGCTTGCATGCTGGGCAGTAGTAGTGGCTTCGGGTAACATACGAAACCTCGCACAGATTGGACCGGTTGTGCGCCGTGTAGACCCGCTGAATAGGGCGGATGTCGCTGCAAGCGCAGCAATATTGGTGCCAGCTACTGCACTTGTGCCCGCACACGAGAGTGGGCACCTCGTATCTGTTGGTGTTCTTACCGGAGCGAGTGACAACCATTTTTGTATGTTGGGGGGTACAGATTGTCTATCTGGACATCTTAAATCCGTTTTCCGGATTTATTGAAAAAGTTGGGCTTGAAGTTTTTTGTTTTTAAATTTTTTACAGCGGGAACTCGGGGCGATTAGGATAATCCACGCACTTTCCGAAGCGCTCCGTCATCCAGATATACGCATCACGCTGCGTCTTCATCTTTTTAATGTTAATTGTCATTATCTCCGCGTCGGGGCGCGTCGTGCGAATCTCATCTATCCACGGTTGCGGATTTCCCTTGTGAATTACGATGAACGCCTCCACGTCAGTGTAGTATCCAGCACGGAAATGCTTGTAACGCTCAGCACCTGAAATCTCGTGAAACATAAGATTGATAGCATCATTCTTTTTCCACGGTCCCATAATCTTAATCTCGCGCGAAAATGTCGGCACGTACGGTTTCGGCTCGAAGTCGCAGAGCTTGAAGTGGTCAAACTTGTTCTTCGAGTTCATCACGCAAGCCAGCTCAATCATCGCCAGGTCGCAGAACTTGGACTTTCCGACGCACACGTCACCGACAATCGCAACGTTGAAATAGCTCATCTTGTATTTGGGGGGTACAATCTGTATCATCGCAATATCAAATCCGTTTTATGGAAAAAGTTGGGCTTGAAGTTTTGTTATTTTTACTCATCATCTCCACAGCAAGTAGGGTCTGCCTTACATCCACAATCATTAACCTTACATGCGTAAGAACAGTAGTTTACGCCATATTCTATAGGCTTATCACAGTACCAGCACATCCTTCGGACAAACGCAGTCCAGCATTCACTGTGCTCCTTGAAACAATCATCGCAGACATCGAACTTTGTAGTACACTTCTCCTCTACGCAGACAGTCCACATCGCAATATTAGTATCGCAAGCCTCGCACTCCATTTTGGGGGTACAATGTCTATGCTGGAGATTATGAATCCGTTTTTGTTAAAGGGTTAGTTCCTTGAAGAATATACAAAACTTATAATCTAGGCTGTGGGCGACTAACACACCACCCTCCGCGTATTTGTATGTAAACTCGGTCGGCATCTTCATGGGACCATGGATGCTCTCTTGTTCGATATAGAGAGACACGACATTAATTGCAGACTGGGAAGACGTATACGCGCGCTCCCAGACGAAACCTTCGCTGTCGTAAATAACAAATATCTTCATTTTGGGGGTAGTGTCTCTACCCTGAACTTACCGAATCCGTTTTACTGCTCCAGTATTACGGAAGATATTAAGATTTTATATTAAATTCATTAGTCAATAATGGATATTTTTATAGCGTTACTTGCAGGGTCAACTGCAAAACTTTATGATGATTTAGTTGATAACAAACTCATAACAAATGAGTATCACAAGAAAATGCTAGAAACATTACAGTGTTTTCTTTTGGCTGCATTATCTATAAATAATTTTACATTTAGCACAATTTCGTGTATGCTAACTATATGTAATTACATTGCTGATAAAGGGCAATATAGTAACCCGTATGATTTTTCTCTTATTACGATGTACCCTATTTTTATTATACTAAGTTATAGTAAAAGAGAGTACTTAAATTTATATGATTGGTTATTATTTTTATTTTTATGTGTAGTTCTTGCGTTAGAACCTATGTTAATAAAAGAAGATTCTAGTCCGCGAAAACTCGTTATGCGATTTTTATATACTGCCTTTTTTATATCAACTATGCCTTTTTACTATAAGTTATTAAGCAATGGAGTCTTTCTTACAATATTGTATATTTTAGGTTACGCAATGGTTTCAGTAGGATTCCAAATATATGCGTGTTCTCATATGAGTTTTGACGAGTTTAATAAAAAACTATTTAACGGAATGGAAGAACTATTATCAGATGTATTAAAAACTTTTGGTATTAACGAAACTCCTACTAATTCAACCAGTTAGTGAAAAAGTTGGGCTTGAAGTTTTTTGTTTTGTGTTTTAGCAGGTGTTGGCGATGTACTCCTTGAACTTCCTCACGTCGCTGACGGAGTTGGAGTATAGCAACAATTGTCTGTCCGTCAGGTTATCCTTGTTTTCAAAGATACCTTCCATGCTGGCCCACTCGTCCATGGTCCGCAGGATGTAGTGCAGGAACTTGTAGACCACATCGGGCGACTCGTTACCGAGGATAGCATCGACAATCCGGAAGTACGCCTCCGGCTTGCCCGAGTTCCGCTTCAGGAAGTCGTAGTACATCTCCAACTTATCGGCGTCCTCGCATCCCTCGTCGGGAATAAATTGGGAGTCCTGCTGGAGGATATCACCGACGACGAAGAAGAGCTTGTAAATGCTGAACGGGACAGTCATCTTGTATGTTGGGGGGTGAGAGTCTGCTGGTGGGACCGGCTAAATCCGTTTTCCAAAAATGGGATGGGGGGTTAGCGTAACTCTGCCTGTCTTTCGAAGCACTTGGTTTCTACTGAATAAGGGTTGAAGAACTCCGCAACTACGCCAGTAACTACATGAGGGTCAAAATCCTTACAGCTGAATACGTCAAGATACATATCATCCGTCTCTTCTACAAAGTGTGCTGTGATATTTGAAGTTTCAATTAGTTGTACTAGTGTGTATCCCTTTTTGTTACCCGTTCCAAACATGACGATTTGAGGTAGCCCGTACGCAACCATGTCAATCCGCTTAACAAGTTCCCTACTGAAATTGGTAATGTTTGTAGCACATCGGATAGTGTTTGGCGAGCATCCTGCGGCGTTTACAATCATATGCTTCCCCCACGAGTTCATGTATATATAAATAAAACATTATACTTGAATGTAAATCAGTATCCAAAAAACGGATTGTCCAATAATTATATTTGAATGCTTACCCCCAGAATGTCTTACTTCATAATCAACCACACACGCAAGTATATTTATAGGCTGGAAAACTGGCACGATACATTCGAAGATGTTATGGACAAGAATTCAACATGGCAAACGACTGATAACATTGACTGCCAAGATGACGACTCTGAACTTATTGGCTCTCTGCTGAAACAACGGTACGCCACGAATTTGACGATACATGACTTACCGTGCTATACACAGGACCCCCAGTTCCTAGTTTGGTACATGCACTCCCTGGGATTCAACATCTACGATATTTCGCGCGCAATCAATATTTGGGAAGGACGTCCAGAGTTCCAACTCGCACAGGATTGTATTGAGGATTTGATGGAGTGGAAAAAAGAGCAAGAAGATGAAGATATGCTTTGCGACTTGATGAACAAAGTAATGTAAGTTAAAAATGTATGTTTTATTTGTATTTTATTTTTTAATGTTATCTAATCTACTCCAGCTTGGACCTGATGTAATCTTCAAACTCTGGCTGTAGGTCCTTCTTTACCTCGTTGAGAACCGCCTCCCACATCTTCTGCGTAACTGCAGACTTCTTGGACTTGGGCTCCTTCTTGGGTGTCTCAATTCCTGCGGCCTTATCTGCCTCACGCTTGGCCTTCGCTGCCTCACGACCAGCCTTCATCTTTGCCTTCTGCTCATCAGTCAGCGTGCGCTTGGTCTTGGATGACGTAGTCGAAGCAGTCTCTGAATCAGATGCGGGCTTCTCCTTCGTGGGCGTCTCAGTCTTCGCGGCATCGCGCTCGGCCTTCTTGGCCTCACGTCCAGCCTTCATCTTCGCCTTCTGCTCCTCGGTCAGCACACGCTTGGGCTTGGTCTGAGTGTCGGACATTCTGTATACTGATACTGTTATTGGGGGGTAAAATGCCTACCCTATTCGGCTTAAATCCGTTTTCGGGATTTGGAAAAACGGATTGTTGTTTCCCAAGCGTACACAAAGTACCCCCAATATGCCTGTTGTAACCCGCTCTAACATCACCGGCCCAACTCGCACGATGACTGGCGTCAAGCGTAAGTTCATTGAAATCCTGGACAGTGACGATGAGTCATATACCGACTACGATTCCGAGCAGGAACCAGAGGACGAGTATAAGCTCAAGTACGACGCAGTTATGTCGTCGCTCGTTCGTGAGCAAGGGCGCCTACGGGAACTAGCGGATGAGCTCGACGAGGCCAATAAGCGAATTGATAGACTGAATGCGAACATTCTAGAATATCAGAGCTCGTCGTTGGTAGAGTTTATGTGCTTCGCGGGTCTTGTTACAGGATCATTTGTCATGGGAATTACGTCTGTATATCTGTGTAATAATCACGATTACAATCTTCTAACAATTTAGTAAATATGGAAACAGATTATACAGAATATGTGACGCAATCTGACTTATTGGATAAACAAATCGGTTCTTTTTTCAGAGGGATGGTTGTAGGCGTATTCGGGGGTGGTGTAGTAGTAGCGATGCTTACACTGTCTACCTGTCTAAATACGTAGTTCATTATCGGTTACAATCAGTTCATGCGGGAGCTCAACGTAAAGTATAGTACTGAAAAATGGTGTACTGCGCCCATCAAGTACCATACCCCGCAGCTTGGCGTTTTCAATCAAGGTAGTCAGCAGTCGTGTAAAAATATGTTCTTTCTTTATTGATTTTTTCACTTGAATCTTACACACATTTCCATCCCACCCACACACATTCCCATCGCACGATCCTTTTGTCTTAAATTGTCCACACGGTTTACGAACCTTTGATACAAATGTATTAGAAGTCCGTATATCTACGAATTTGGTTACACCGTCGAACCATCTTTTCAGCAGAGGTTCTACTTTGGCTCTTGACGGTTGCGATGCTGAAAGAATATTGCGGAGGTCGGGATTCTTCTCTACCAAGTCCTTTGAAAGCTCAAACATCAAAAAGTCAAAAACTTCCGAGGCATACGAAATGTCTGTATAATTTCTTTTTAATTCTTCATCAGGTTCCCCAAATACTACTTTGTTCTCGGTTGCCTCCTGAACTGTTTGCACAACTTCACCGCTGGGAACTTCTTCGTCTTCGTCGGGCTCAGTCGGTACACGCAGGCCTGATTTAAGAACAATTTCGGTTCTTACGCCGTCAATGTTGGATACATCTTCCTTCCAAGCATAGCCTTCCGAATAGCCCTCTGCTATTTCCAGAAACTCACGCATCTGGTAATAATCGGGTAATTCAACATCACTGTATCCTGAAACTAGAGTAGGTTTATCAAACGGAACTGCCGAGGGACGAAAAGGTAATATGAGCTTACCCGGAACATATAGTGCCTGAGCGCGTCCAAGTGGGTCCAAAATTAGGGAATAATCTTCGTTATCAATTTGTTCCGCTATCTCCTCGTACGCCCCAACTGCGTCGAGATAAGATGGAACCTTCGTTCCACAGGCATTGTTTCTCAACTTTTGAAGTTCTTCTGCTGTATCCGATTTGAACGGCTCGGCGAACACGTTAGACTTGAATACCAAACTGTTTGCCACACGTGATACATGAGCAAGAATATCAACTGTCTGACCGACTTGTAGTGCGATTATACCACGAGTTCGCGCTTTGGCTATTGGAGAGTAAAATACACAGCCCAGCGTCTTCTTATCCATAAAAACCCGGAACACATCGCACTGTAGTACTACACAGCAGTATTCAAGTTCATTCATGATGGGTAACTCTTTTTTCTCATACGCCTCATCGATACCTGCTATTATATTAGCAAGTTCGTCTGGGAGTTCTAATTGCTTCAACTTATCTTTTATCTTTGACAGGTTTGAATCTGATTTCTTAACCCAAGTAGACAAGAAAGAACATTTCAATACACTCTCTACCGATTCACTTGGAGGAGGAAGATTCGCTTTTATCCCCAGCAGTGTACGAAGATTTTCAGAAGGACGCCCCAATCCAACCCGAAAGAATCCAGAAAATCCCTTTTGAATTCGGCGGTTCTTTTCACCGAACAATTCGTATGATTCGCGAATTTTCAGGGACTCCAAAATGTCTGGAGGTATGATAGCCGAACGCAGTGGTGGTATGCCTTTTGTCTCGCCGAGAATGTAGTATTTTTCTTCAATATCCTTAACTTTCTTGGTTTCGGGCGTCTTGTAGCAACACGGCATCACTCGGTCATTCTTTGGAGATTTATGTTTGGTAATGCCGGGGTAGCCGTACGCCTTGTCTCGACCGATGACTGTGAATTCTCGGGGGTCGTCATTCTTGTTTACCTTAACCTTACCCTTACACATGGGACACTTCTTGGATGCGCCATCAACTATCAAGTCCTGTTCGCGCAGAGGAATTTCATCAGTAGTACACCAGTACTCGGGGCAGATTGTAATTCCGTTGGGGTCTTCGACTGGCAGCATACGATTTTCTTCCAAATAGTTGCGAGGGTCATAGGGAGTGGTTGAAAGGCGTTCTAAGTCCTCTTCGCTCAAAATGATAGGCTGGTGCTTCTGTTCGCATTTCTTAGGATACAGGGAATCCGTCGGGTCGAACGTATTAGAATCAAATGCCTGAAGCCTTGAGTTGAAGTAGTTATAAAGAGTATTGCGTGACTGCCGAGCCTGAATTTTCCGCGGCTGTTCTTCTGTGGCATCAGTTTCTGCGGGCGGGGGAGCAGCTTCTTCCTCTTCTTCAAGATACCCAAACAAGTCAGAATACTCATCAACTAATGCCTTGTCTACTTCAACATTTTGAACTGGGGCAATAGCAGTCTCTATTGGAACCTTTTCCATGCGACGGGGACAAATCGCGTTCAGTTCGGATGAGTCGGGTTCCGAAAGTATATATCGGAGAACATTCGCATACTGAACGGGCAGGTCTATGCGATTGATTGACTGGATAAGAATCGTATCTACTCCTACTTGCATAGTGGGGAATCCTCGGAACGACTTTTCCAGTATTGATGGGTCTTCGTTACTGCGAATTTCCATATCGCCCAGTAGTTTCCGAGCGGTTTCAGCTGATACATCCAATTCTTCTTGAACGTTTTGAACTGTGAGTGTTGGACGTTGTCGCATCAACTGTAGCACTTTGACTTCCAAGCTGGTCAATCCATCTACTGAATTGTCGGTTC